CCGTCGATAAGAACCGCGATTGCGGCGGGCTTGTCCTCGCCGTACTCTTCCAGAATCGCCTCGGTCTCCTCCGGGGATATGACATCCCCGCAACCGGGCACGTCGCACACCAACGCTATGCCCATGAGCTTCCATCTCCTTTGAACGCTCGATTATTTAATCGACATTGTATCACAGCCACTTGCCCTCGGTTGAGAATCTTTGCCAGTCGCCGGAGGCGAGCACGTTGCCGAGCGTCGGGCACCAGTCGCCGCGCCTGTTGTCCATGAGCCACTTCCGGAAGTCGGGGTTGCGAAGCGCCCGCAGAACGTCCTCCCTCCAACGCCCAACGCCGTCGCCCGCAGCCTCCGCCGCCTCGGCCACGATCTCCCGCTCGCGCTCCAAGAAGCTCTCGTTCTGGTACCGCAGCGGAACGTCCGGGTACGCCTCCCTGAAGTCCCGATGCGCAGCGTCGATTAAATAATCGAGTTCTGCGGTGCCCTGCCCTTGGGTGTCTGCGGAGATTTTCCGCGCGCGCGCGCGTTCATTCGTTCCTCCCTCATGTCCATCTCTGTCAGGAGTGGTTTGGTTGTTACAGGTTGAAGGGGTAGTCTCTGTAACGTAGTCTATGTATATGTCCCCTCTTTTTTGAGGAGACCCTGTCATCATTTTTGATGGGAGGGGGGTGTCCGGGTATGTAAGCTCGAAGATGCGCTCGACGTTGGGTTTGATGAACAGCACGTTGTTCAAAACCGTGTCGTCGGTTTCGATTGTCCTGAACACTCTGGTGATCGCTCCGAGCTTTTCCAAGAGGACGACGGCGCGCATGGCGGACTGCTTGGAGATGCCGAACTGGTCGGAGAGCTGCTTGTACGAACGTTGGAGCAAGTCCCCTTTGAACTTCCTCTGGAAGCCCACGGTCGCGCCCGTGCGCTCATCGCGCATCTCGGTCGGACGATACCAGTAAACTACGTCCGAAAGAACCATGATGGCGTTGAGGTTCGGCTTCCCCGTATCGCCCACGACCGTTTTGAACCAAGAGCCGGGGATGACGTTCCCTGTGATGTTGAGCTGGCCGATTGCCTCGACCTCCGGCGTTGTCTCTCTCATGCCCCCTCCCCTAAATGCCCTTTGGGCCGACAGCTGCGTACCATTCGATTGACCTGCCGCCGTAACTCCCTGTTTTCACAAGACCGGCGCGAATGAGCTTGTCGAGCGCTTCGTCGATCTCCGTCTGCGAAGAGAATGTGAGAAGCGAGGCGAAGAGGCTAGGGTCACCCTGCGTCCAATAAAGGCCGTCGTGGAAGTGCTCGCCGTTCGCGGCGCTCCGCTCGCATCGGGCGGCGATCTTCTCGTAAACGACTGCTGCCGTTACGCCGACTTTCACCGCGACGTTTTGGTCGAACGACTGTAGTGCCATGAGATACCCCTAACAAAAAAAGACCTGTCGGACATTTCGCGTAGGGGTGCGCGATGACCTAAACAAGTCTTTCCGACATTTTAGATCATCACGCACCCCTACGCAAGACCCCATTGTATACCCAAGCGCCCAGAGATTACAAGATCATAACGCGTCGAACGGCATCCATTCGATTCTGTCCATCACGGCGCGCTCGGTTCTCCCGTCAATCGCGTCGCCCTCGAACCGAAGCTCGATGCCCGTCTTCCCTCCAAGGCCGCGCTCGATGTACGCTTCGAGCACCTTCTGCGCCTCGCTGTCGATGACCGATGCCCTGTGCATCTGCTCGACGGTCAGGCCGCAGCCGGTGAGCATGTCTATCCACTCCTTGGTGGCGACGGTCGAGTATGCTATGGGGCGCTTCAGCCCCGGAGCGTGCCACTCCACGTCGTGGCAGTCCCAATCGCTCTTCCTCGTCATCGCGGCAGCCTCGCTCCCGGCGCGTAGCGGCAACGGCAGCGGTTGCGGTCGTACACGTCGCGCCCGCCTGCTCCATGGACGCTCCGTAGCGCTCCAAGAGCCTCTTGCCCTGCTCCACGGCGTGGTCGATGTCCATGAACTCCTCGACGAGCCGCACGTGGTCTGCGTGGTCGCCGGTCTTGGCGAACTCCTCGAACGCCTCGCGCGCCTCGGCCAGCTCCTCGGCGACCTTGCGCAGCTGCGTGTCGATGTCGGCGTACTCGCAGCCCGTGAAAAGCCCCGGCATCTCCGGGTAGTTGTAGCGGTGGCGCATGCCAGATTCCTCCTTACTCGGAACGTGAAAAGGGCACCCTCTCGGGTGCCCTTCGATGTTACATCCCATAGGCGCTCGGCGCTAGATGGCGACGTAGCCCTTTTCGTCGATCATGGCGTAGAACTCCTGCACCGGGAGCCACTTGGCGGCACCCTCGTTGAACATGGAGGCCGCGCTGGCGGTGTCGGCGTACTGCACCATGCCCTCGCCCTTCGCCATGACCTCTATCACGTTGCCGTCGTCGCCTTGGTACTGGCTCCCCTCGACGGCAACGTCGGCGTACACGTCGTGGCGGGCGCTCCTGATGATGTCGCCGCGCTCGATCTGCCCGACGAGGGCGGCTGCGGTCGCGGTGAACAGCGCGCCGCTGTCGAGCTGCACGCCGCTCACGGAGTTGCCGGAGACGGACGCTATGCGCATCTTGGAGCCGGTGTGGGCCGACGCGTACACGTCGCCCTCGGCGATGCCTATGTAGCGGTCGTACCACGTCTGGCAGTGGTCTAGCGCCTCCGCGTACCCCTGCGCCGAACCGCTCGACACCTCGATGCCCTCCAACGTCACGCACCACGACACCCCGTCAGGCCCGAACGAGATGTGCGATTCTATGCCGGGGCTGAACTCCATCGTGTCGGTCACCGGCTCGACGGCCATCGTGCCCATCGAATGGTCTACCGAGAAGGACGTTCCGCACTCGTTGCACATGAAGGTGTCTGCGGGAGCGTCCTCGTACACCATGGTGGTGTTGGCGGAGGAGCACATGGGGCAGCACGTCGGGTCTTGCGGCCCCATGAGGTATTCGATGCTGCCGATGTCCCCTGCGGTGACGTAGCGCCCCGCCACGTCCATCTGGGAGGCGTAGAGCCTAGATGCGAGCGTGGACGGGCGCTTCGCGAGCGCGCTGAACCGGTACTTCCTGCCGTCCTTCAGGGCGTAGCGCTCGTCCGCCTCCTCGAACACAGCGTCGAGGTCGGCGAAGTCCTCCTCCGTCGCCTGAACGATCTCCAAATCGTCGTCGAAGACGACCTCCGGCTCCGTGAACGGTGCCACAAGCTCCTCGATCTCGTCGCGGCACAGAAGCCGTTCGTACTCCACGATGGCATCGGATATGGCCTCGCGGGCCTCCGCTTCGGCCTCGTCCATCGTGTACACGTCCTCCACGCCTTCGGCGACCTGCGCGAGAACGTCTTGCCTGTGTCCCATAATCACTGCTCCTTCATGCGCATGCGGGTTCTGCTTGAGATTTTAGCAGCAAAAGAAAAGCGGCGCACCCCAGTAGGCCCTCGATTAAATAATCGAGCCTGCGGGGCGCGCCGCCTCGTCCCTCGGAATCAGTCCAAGTAGCGCAGGTCTGAAAGCGCCTGCCGCACGTCCATGTCCGGGCACGCCTTCAGTATCGCGAGAACGCCGGGCACCTCGCGCTCCTCCATCCTCACCAATTCGAGCTGCCCGTGCGAATGCTGCTTCCACTCGTGGAACGCGATATCGACGATGGCCTGCGCGGTCATCTCGCGCGGCCTCGTCGGCTTGACGAGGATGACGGTTCTCCCCGTCCTGTCCAGCTCCTCCGCCTTGGCCTTGCGCTCCTCCTTCGACATGCCGTCGAACTGCGTTATGTCTATGAGCCTGCCCATGTCTCCATCTCCTTTCAGCTCAACGTCACATGTAGTCGTTGAGGTTTATGCCGGTGCCGTTCGAGAAGTCCCAAATCTCCTCCTCGAAGCGCGAAAGGCCGACTTCTACGGCCTCCTGCTCGTCGGAGAAGATGTTCGACACGTCGAACACGATCTGGCCCCTGTCGTTCTTCCAGAAGCCAACGACCACCTCGCCGTCGGACATCAGGCGGCGCGCCTCCTCGTCCATAAGCTCGACGACGGCGCGCAGGTCTTGCGGGTCTTCGATGTCGTCGGCGGACACGGCGAACTCCTCGGCGCGCCGGAAGCCCCCTTCGTAGCCTCCGACGGCGTATCCGCGAGTTGCGCGCTGCCCGTCGAGGTAGTAGGAGCCTCCCGGCTCCCCGCGCTCGATGTCCTCGAATATGTTCTCCATGAGCGCGTCGGCGAACGCCGTCTTGCGCGACGACGCGCTCCTGCGCATCGCGGCGACCTCGCGCCTGCCGACCTCGCGCACGACGGACGCACCGGCCTCGACGCGGCGCTGCCTGTAGTTCGCGTACTCAATCCAACCCATCGCTTCGCTCCTTTCTACGGCTGCATGTCCTCGAACGCCCGCTGCACGACCGCGTGAGCGTCGGCGTAGCCTTCGAGGTATCCCATCATATACGCCCTGTCGTCCACGGAGAACGATTCTAAGGTGCGTTTTAGCTGTTCCTCGACATCCGCATCGACGGAACCCAGAACTAGGTCTAAGATCGTCTCCTTGTCATCTCGGCTGACGCTCACCGCTTGTTCCACCTTCTCTCCTTGAACGGTATGAACAGAATCTTCCTGCCCTCGCTGCCCCAAGAAGCGCTCTGGCGCGGCTGGTAGTACGTGTAGGTGTCCACGACGTAGCGCACGATCTCCTCGCCGGTCGAAGGCTCGTTGAAGTAGAGCCACAGCTTCAGCGTGAACTTCAGGCTCTGGTTGTACTGAACCTGCGTCCCACGGTATCCCGCGTCCCAGTCGGTCGCCGCCTCCTGCTTCTCGTGGTAAGCGTCCTGCCAGTACGGGTAGACCAGCGCGTTTGGGTACGTCCAGAACTCGACCGCAGCGCCCGCCTCGTCCGGCTTCGCCGGGTCGTAGTCCTTAACGTCGTTGCGCCATATCTGCGCCATGCCGAACTTGGGCGCTCCGCACCGGTCGAGGACTTCCTGCGCGTCACCGGCGACGGGGACAGGCTCGTCCCACACCAGCTTGCACATGGTCGTCTGCTCGATCTGCTGGACGGCCATGCCAGCGCTGAAGTCGCCGAGTGATCGCTTGTCGAACATCGTCACACCTGCCTTACGCATTCCATGGTCAAATCTCCGGGCCTGCTGTCGCGAAGGTACGCCGCCGCCCCGCACAGGGGATAGTCGTCGCAGGCTAGGCAGCATTGTCTCACGTCTTGCTCGCCGAAGATATTCACTTTGCCGTCGCCGCACTCGCGCATGACCGACCAGCACGATTCGCACCACGTCATGCTCCTGCGCTCGCCGAACTCCGACACGTGCCTGCGGTGTATGTCGGAGCCTTTCGGCAGGAGCCTCCCGCATCCGTCGCACGGGCGTTCCTTGCGCAGCCTCGTCAGCTTCGGGTTCCCGGTGTCGATCATCGCGCACATTCCGCCGCCCCGTTCTCCGGGCATTCCGCGCAGTCGCGCCAAGGCGACACGTGGCCGCCCTTCAGCGAGCAGGTGTAGCTGATCGTCTCGACCGCCCTGCCGGGACGATGCCCGTGCTCGGCGTAGTAGGGGCACTCGACAGGGGCCTTCTCCTCGCCGAAGCCCTCGGGCCAGATCGCGTCTACTTCTTCCACGGCGGCACCGCCTCCTCTTCCGCCTTGAAGTTGTACACCGGTCGCATGACCTGCACAACGTCCACCGTGTCGGCCACGCTCTCGATTATTTTATCGGCATCCTTGTACGCGCCGGGTGCCTCGTCGAGCGTCGAGGAGCCTATGCACGAAGACCAAACGCCGTCCATCTGCTCGCGGTAGTCCTTGACGCGGAGGCTCCGCTTCGCCTTCGCGCGGGACATCTTGCGCCCGGCCCCGTGCGGGGCAGACCAGTTGTAGTCCTCGTTGCCCTTCCCGATGCCGATGACGCAGCCCTTCGCCATGTTGAGCGGGATGATGACCTTCTGGCCCTCGTACGCCGCTATAGCGCCCTTGCGGATGATGCGGTTCGCCGTATCGACGTAGTTGTGCGTCGAGGAGACCATATCGTCCCAGCCGCCCCATCCCATGCCGGAAAATATCTCGCGCGCCATCGTCTCGCGGTTGGCCGACGCGTACATCTGGCAGAAGTCGCAGTCGTGAAGGTACTCTTCGAGCAGCCTGCCTTCGGCCCATGCCAGCTCCTTGCCGACCGAATGCTCGCGCTGTATGCCGTTCATCGTTTGCAGCACGTAGCCGATAAGCTCCTGCTTGCCGTCGGCCTTCAGGCGCTCTATGAAGCCCTCCTTCAGGTACCCGGTCGATTGGATGCCGACGCGGGAAAGCTCCTCGTGCGCCGCCTTCTGGTACACGCCGCACACCTGCGAGCCGAGGTTGCGCGAGCCGGAATGGATGACCAGCCACAGGTTGCCGTCCATGTCCTCGTCGATCTCGATGAAGTGGTTGCCGCCTCCGAGCGTCCCCACCGACCTCTTGATTCGGTCGAGGTCGTGCAGGCGGTCGATGCAGGCGAGGTCGTCCCATCCGAACCAGAAGTCCTGCTGCTCGTTTTCGCGCCAGCTCATGCCGGACGGTATGCGCTCGCGCACCACGTCGTCGAGCGTCTGGAAGTCCACGCGCCTCTTGCCCACGAGGTAGGCGTTCACGCCGCACGATATGTCAACGCCGACGACGTTGGGTATGACGGCATCGCCGAACGTTGACGTGAGGCCCACCACGCATCCGATGCCAGCGTGGGCATCGGGCATGACGCGTATGCGCTGCCCCTTGAACGGTCGGAGCGCCGCAAGCTCCTCGACCTGCCTGCGCGCCTCGTCCTCGATCTCCTCCGCGTAGATTTTAACGTCTTCCATCTTCATCCTTCCTCTTCGCAGTAATAGCGCCAGCGCTCCTCGATGCACTCGACGCTGACGACCTTCGGCGACAGGCGGTAGTCCTCCATGTCATCCATGTAGGCGACCGCGAGCGGCCTCCTTCCGAAAAGCTCCTTCGACATGACCGCCGTCAGCATGAGGCCGTACGGCACGCCGCCCTCCTTGCCGACGGCGTGCGAGCAGAACGCGTCGAGCAGCCGTTCAACGTCCCTCTTGAAGAACGTCGCCTCCTCCATGGGCAGCGACATGCCGAACATCGGGGAGTACCCGGCTCCGGGCCTCGCCTCGACGCAGTACATGAACGCGAGGTCTCCCGTCTCCGTCGCCTGAAGCTCTACGCACGCGCGCAGCCTCCGCTCCATAAAGCCTCCTTCCAGAACCTTTGACGACAGTCTACCATGTAAGAGAAGAAATTAAAAGAAGAATTAAGAATAAAACGGGAACCCCCGCCGAAGCGGGGGTTCGCAGGCCCTACGGCTCGATTATGAGAACCGCGTTCGCCGGTGCCGACGACGCGGCACCCACGTATATCTCCTTGGCCGTCGATGCCAAGGCGGTCGCCGTCACGGCGGTGACGTTGATCGAGATGTTGCCCGACAGGTCTCCGGCTCCGGAGCCTGCCGCGTTGCCGGTGAGCGAGAACGTCCGGGAAGCCGACAGCTTGCCAGCGCTCGTGGCGCTCGTGGCGGTGGTCGCGTTGCCCGACAGCGCGCCGTAGAACGTCGTGGCGTACATCGCCAAGAACTTGTTCGCGCTCGTGCCGACGGTCTTGGTGTTCGTGGCGGACGACAGGATGTTCCCAACGCCCGACATGTCGCCGGAGACGGCGGCGCTGCCGTCGAAGCTCTGCCCCCATAGGCCGCGCGCCGTGGCGAGCTTCGTTGCCGTCCCGGCGTTGCCGCTCACGGCGGTCTGCACGGGGTGCACGTGGTCTTCCCTCGCCCACTTCGTCGCCGTGCCGACCGCCGCCGTGGCCGCGACCTTCGGAGCTGCGGTGCCAGCGTAGGGAACGCCGACCGTCGTCCACGCCTCCGCGACCGTCGTGCCGCCGAAGCCGCCCTTCGATACCGCGACCGGGCTGATGAAGTCGGCTCCGCCATTGGGCTGAACGTCTCCGACCACCACGAACTGCGTGCCGTCGTACATGACGAGGTACGGCACGGAGAGCCTGAAGTAGCCAGCCGTCGGGACGGCCACCGGCGTGCCGGTCTGGGTGAAGCGGCGTATGTTCTTCGCGCCGAGCGAGTTGATGTTCAGCGTCACGTCAACGCTCGCCGACGTGACCGATGGGACGATCACCAGCAAGCGCCCCTTCAGGCCCGCGAGCGTCGTTGCCCACGGAGGCCCGGAGAGCGTGCCCGTGTACGCCGACGACGTTCCAGCGAGCGTCACGACGGGCGCTGACATGCGACCGTCAACCGTGTTGAGCGATATGAGGCCGTTCACGCTCGCTGACGCGACCGGTATGGCGGCAACCGTTTCCGAGACGATCTGGCGCTGGTCTGCGTCAGTCCAGTAGTCAACGCCGCGCACGGGCGTGTCGCCCTTCGGGATGCCGAACTCCAACTGCGCCGCGTTCGACGTTCCGGCGTTCACGACGGTCGCTTGGCTCCCCGGCGAGAGGGTCGTGGTTGACTTGACGACGATGGTTGCGGCAGCGCCGTCAGCGCCCTTCGCGCCGGTAGCGCCCCTGTCGCCCTGCTCGCCCTTGTCGCCCTTCGCGCCGGTCTGTCCGACGGGGATGCCGAAGTCGAACACCGCGTTCGACGACGTTCCCGCGTTCGTCACCGTGGGCGTGCTGCCCGGTGCGAGCTGCTTCACCGTGCCGACGGCGACGGTCGCGGCCAAGCCCGTGTCCCCCTTCGCGCCTGTGTCGCCCTTGTCTCCCTTCGCGCCCGTAGCGCCCTGCGGTATCCCGAAGTTGAACTGCGCGGCAGATGCCGTGCCTGCGTTCGTGACGGTGGCGCTGCTCCCCGGAGGCAGGGTGGTGACCGTGCCGACGGCGACGGTCGCGGCGGTTCCCGGTATGCCTTGGTCGCCCTTTGCTCCCGTGTCCCCCTTCGGCCCCTTCTCGCCGGTGTCGCCCTTGTCTCCCTTCGCGCCAGTGTCCCCCTTCGGGATGCCGAAGTCGAAGCGCGCTGCGGTCGCCGTGCCGACGTTGGACACCGTGGGCTGCGAGCCTGCGGGGAGGCTCGTCACGGTGCCGACCGTTATGGTCGCGGCGGTGCCGGGAACGCCCTGCGCGCCCTGCGGTATGGCGAAGTCGAGGATTGCCGCGTTCTCGGTGCCCTTGTTCACGACGGATGCGGGAGACCCGGCAGCGCCGGTGGTGACCGTGCCGACCGACACCGTTGCAGCCTGTCCCGGTATTCCTTGGTCGCCCTGCGGGCCTTGGTCGCCCTGCGGGCCTTGGATTGGGCCGACGTCCTGCCAGTCGTTCGTGCTCCCGGCGACCCACACCCACAAGTCGCCCTTGATCGTGTAAGCGTCGCCGACCTCGCCCGTGGGATGGGCCGCCTTCAGCTCCTCGTAGGAGCCGTACGTTCCTTTGATGACGACGCTCGTGCCGTCGGCACCCTTGTCGCCCGGGTCGCCCTTGTCCCCCTTGGGGCCTTGGGGTATGCCGAAGTTGAACAGCGCCGCGTTCGGCGTGCCCGCGTTGTCAACGGTCGCTTTGCTTCCAGCAGGGAGCGTCGTCGTGGTTCCAACGGTGATCGTGGCCGCTTGGCCCTGCTGCCCTTGCGGCCCCGTGTCCCCCTTCGCGCCCGTCTCGCCCTTCTCGCCCTGAACCAAGCCGAAGTCGAGCACGGCGGAAAGCGACGAGCCGGAGTTCACGACAGTCGGCGAGCTTCCCGGAGGCAGCGACGTGACCGTGCCGACCGTTACGGTCGCGGCCTGTCCGGGCGCGCCGGTGTCGCCCTTGTCGCCCTTCGCGCCGTCTTGGCCCGCAAGACCCTGCTGCCCTCTCTCGCCCTGCATGCCCTGTATGCCCTGCGGGCCTTGGGGTATCGTGAAGTTGAACACCGCGTTCGTGGTGTCGCCGGAGTTCGTGACCTGCGCTGCCGTGCCGGGGTCTCCGGTCGTGACCGTGCCCACCGCGATGGTGGCGGCTATGCCGGGGTCTCCCTTGTCGCCCTGCTCGCCCTGCAAGCCGCGCGGCCCAGTCGCTCCCGTGTCGCCCTTCGGGCCTTGCTCGCCCCTCTCCCCTTGCTCGCCCTTCGGGCCTTGCTCTCCCTGCGGCCCCCTCTCGCCCTGTATGCCCTGCGGCCCCTGCTCGCCCTGCTCGCCCTTGTCGCCCTTCGCGCCCTTGGGCAGGAAGAAGTTCAGAACGGGGTTCTGCACCGTGCCGGTGATCGTCACCTGCGGGGTGTCCGACGTTGCGACGGTTCCGATGGTGAAGTGCGGTATCAGCTCGCCGCTGTCGAGGCGGTCGTTTATCTCCTTGATCTGCGCGTATATCTGGGCGAGAATCTTGTTGAACTCGTCCTGCGTCTGGTTCACCTCGTAAAGGTGGGCGCGCATGATGCGGCGGGCGAACGCGATGTAGGCCACGCGGTAGAACTTCGTGTTGTAGTCGTAGGCGAGGAAGTCGCCCATGATGTCGGTTATGGTCTCGTCGGCTGGGTTGACCACGTAGTGGTCGCTGATCTCGTTCGCCTTGATGTCAACCTGCTGCTTCTGGTCTGGGTCGAAAATCTCGTCGATCTTCGCGCACAGCGCCGCGAGGTCGGTCACTTCCAAGACCTCGTACAAAGCGCCCGTGAGGGTGTTCGTAATCCAGTCGCCGAGATTGACGGCTGTTCCGTTCTTGTCTACCAGCATCTCGCGCTCCTTCAATCCGATGTTGCCTCCCATTGTATGAAAAAGGCGGGGTTCGCGCTATGGAGCTGGCGCGCCATTGACATACGTTGCCCCCCCCCAGTTACGATAGTCCCGAAACGGAGGCTGATGCGGAGGAGCGGCAATGACGGTGTTGAAGTATCGAGGTTCGGACGGAGCCATTAAGACCCTCTTGGACGTGACCGGCACATTGTCGCGCATCGGCGCGTTGGAGACGAAGACGAACAACCTCCAAACGACCGTCAACGCCCTCAACGCCTCCTCCGGCTGGAAAAGGCTGTCGAAGAACTGCTGGTACAAGAAGGTCGGCCTGTGGTGCACCATCCAATGCGACTACATCAGCCTGTCGGCGAGCACGTGGAAGACCCTCGGAACCCTCCCTGCCAGTTACAGGCCGGTGGTCACGGGGCTGACCGACGAGTCCAAAGTCGTGTCGGGCGCGGCGTTCCATCGCGGCGAGAACAACATAGGTCTAATCGAGATTAACGGCTCCGGCGTGGTGAGCATGTACGCGACCGTCGCGAGCGATTATTGGTCTGCGAACATCGTGTTCCCCTGCGCTTGACAACGCTTGCCCCCCCCCAGTTACCATTGCCGGGTAAACGGACGGAGGGCTGCAATGGCGAAGTTGAAGTACCGCAAAGGCTCTGAAATATTCGAGATTTTCGACACGGACGACATCAAGGCGCTCCAAACGAAGGTGGACGAGGTGCCGAGGCTCCCGACGTTCGGCTCGACCTCCGGCAACTGGCCCTTCGGAGTGGTCTACTGGAACGTCAGCGCCGACAAGAAGCGCCTGTCGCTCCACGGCAACATCTACTTCGACAGCTGCACCGACGCGTGGAACGCCATGAAGGCGATACCCGGCGGTGCGTCTGGCGAATGGGGCCTGCAAGTCGCAACGCCGCTCGGAGCGCAGCCGAAGGCCGTATGGGTGCCAACTGTCGGCTTCTCCACGACGAACGCCACCATCACTGCGGGGAACATAAACCGCCTCGGCATGACGATAGGCACCGACGGCTACTGCTACTTGCTCCCGACGAAGGAGAAGCCGCAGGGCGACGGCCCGCTCTCGTGCTTCATATTCGGCTGGTACATGAGCCTAGCGGACTACGCTTGACATTTTCTGCCCCCCCCCAGTTATCATCTCCTCAAATGCGAAGGAGGTGGCGACATGCCGAAACTCAAATACAGAAACGGCGACAGCACGGAAACGCTGCTCGGGTTGTCCGGGGAGCTGCTGTGGAGCGGCGGCAACTACATGCACGGAGGCCAGTCGTTCACTTTGGCGAAGAGCGTCTACGAGTTCCAGACGGGCTTGGTGTTCGTCTGGTCGTTCTACAACGGGCAGATGCAGGACTACTGGTTCAACAGCTGCTTGGTGCTGCGCGAGGACATACGACGGAATTACGGCATGGGGCACGTCTTCCTCCTCTCGTCAAACAAGTTCGAGCAAATAGCGGCCAAGTACGTCTACATCAGCGAGCAGAAAATCACCGGCACCGACGACAACTTGGCGACCGGCACCGCTCCCTCCGGCATCAAGTACGCGAACAACGCCTTCGTGCTGCGCGAAGTGTGGGGCGTTTGAGCGCTTGACTTCTTCAGCCCCCCCCCTGTTACGATCTTCGCCGTCCGATGAAAGGAAGTGTCGAATGGCAATCATCAAGTACAGGGGCAGCGGCGGCGTTGTCGAACTGCTCGACGTGGGGGCGCTGCTGGGCCGGGTGAGCGCCTTGGAAACGAAGGTCGCGTCGTTCGACCGGGCGACATCGGGGATATGGAAATACGAGAAGCGCTCCGACGGCACCTGCGTCTGCGAGGGCCAGCAGACGCGCACGGTCAACATAGGGAACATATATTCGGGGAACATCTACTACGGCGACTTCGCCGCCGTCTCGTTCCCCAGCGGGCTGTTCACCGCAGTGCCGGACGTTCGCGCGACGATTCAATCGGCACCAGTGACCGTGTGGGTCGCGACGGCCTCGAACTCGAAGCCGTCAACGTCGTCAACGCAGACGGTGCGCCTGCTGTCGGGCGGCCCGGAGACGAGCATATCCGTCACGGTCTCCTACCGCGCGGTCGGTCGCTGGAAGTAGCCTTGACTTTCCGTGCCCCCCCCCTGTTACGCTTTCCCGAAACACTCGGAAGGGAGAGGGAATGGCGAAGCTGAAGTACAGGGGCACGGGCGGCGTGGTCGAGCTTCTTGACATCTCGAACGTTCTCAACCGCCTGTCGTCGCTCGAAGCCAAGATGACGGCGGTCGAGACAAAGCTGACGGTCAAGTCCGACGGTTTATGGCGTTATCTCGTCCTCGGCTCCTTCGTCATCGGATGGCGCACCGACCGTTTCGTCGTGCCGCAATGGAACTCGTGGGGCAATCTCTGGGAAAGCTCCGCAAAGCTCTCTTCGGTCATCTATCCGGGCGGCTATCAGGGGAAGTTCTCGCAAGTCGCCCTGTTCTGCAACGCCAAGAACGTCGGAGAGGTCACATCGTGCGGCGTGGAGTTCGAGGACAGCTCGACCCCGGACGTTCTCAACAAGTTTCCCAACGTGTACCTGCTGCGCCCGAACAACGCGGGCACGAACGTGACGTACGACGTGTACCGCATGTTCATAGGTCAGCTCAAATGACGGCTTGACAACCTCCGCCCCAGCTGAACAGAACGTCGTACGCGACCGAAGTGCCCGTCAACTTGATTGGCGGCGTAAAAAAAAAGAACCCCTCTCGCGAGGGGTTCTTCATTCGCTGCGGCTTTACAGGTAGATGACCTGACCGGGGTAGATCACGTTCGGGTCGGAGATGCCGTTCTTCGCGGCGAGGCCCATGTAGTTGGAACCCCAGCCGTTGCTCGCGGCGATTGCGGAAAGGTTGTCGCCCTCCCGAACCGTGTAGGTTCCGCCTCCGCCGACCTCCGCCGCCGCGCCGCCGTTGGTCAGGGCGATGTTGCCGATGTCGATTGCTGCGGTCACCTGACCGTCTCGACCGATCACCGCGCGGCGACCGTCAAGCTCCATCACGACGTAGGTGCCGTGGACGGCGAGCGGGGTGCCGTTCTCGTCAACGGGCGTGACGACCTTGACAAGCGAGCCGACCGAGATTGTCGGGGAGCCGCCGGAGCCGCCGCCGACCTTCGAGAGGTTGGAAGCGTCGATGGCCGCAGTGACCTGACCGCCGCGACCGATCACTATGCGGTTGCCGGACACCTCCATCACCTCGTATGTGCCGGAGGTCGCGAGCGACGTGCCGTTCACATCGACGGGGTTGGTCACGGTCACGATGTCGCCGACGCTGAAGGAGGCCGACGGAGCAGGCTCCGGAGCAGGCTCCGGCGGGACGTAGCTGCCGCCGTGAATCTCCTGCGGGAAGTCCCTGTAGCACTCGTTCGCGTCCAGAGGGCCGATGCCGCCGATGTAAGCGGCCGAGGTGTACTGCCAGATGTCCGCCGTGCCGTTGTAGGACAGGTCGGCACCGTACTCGGCGACCCAAGCGGTGTAGGGCAGGATGCGCATGTCCTGCGCGTTCGCGTTGTAGCGCCCGGTGTACCAGCCGAACCAGTACCCGGCTGCCTCGATCTGCGGGCCGACGACCTCGCACGCGCGACGGTAGAACCATTCCAGACCCGCCTCCTCAACGTCGAGGTAGGCGGGGAAGCCCATCTCGGACGGGTCGGGGAGCAGGCGCAGCATGTGGGCCGCCTCGCTGTTCGCCATGGAATCGTTCGACGCGTAAGAGTACAGGTACACGCCGAAGGGGATGCCGAGGCGCTTGCACTCGGACATGTTGCGATGGTACTGCCGGTCGTCTTGGTTCGCGTAGTCGCTGCCGTAGCCGCAGGACAGGATTGCCCCGTCGATTCGGCCCACGAGGGCATCCCAGTTGATGGTGCCCTGATGGTGCGATACGTCGATGAGCGTCATTGTCATGGTGTTTCTCTCCTTTCGCTCGATGGGGACATTCTACCACCGAGAAGGGAGGAGGGACACGCGGTCACGAAACGGGCAGGTAGTCCTTCAGGACTTCCTTCGTGTTCGCGTCGCGCCTGACGATGACGGGCTGCGGGATGCCGTTGACGATCTTCACGCCGAAGACGACCTCCTGCACGGGGTGCGCGATGTCGGCGGTCTTGTATCCGCTCGAAGTAACAACGTCGATGGGGTCTGCGGTCGCCATCGCCCTACCAAACGTCGGCGTGGACTTCGACGGCCATGCCGTCAACCGTCTTGATTCTAAGGCCGTCCACGGCCTCCCAGCCGCCCGAAGGAACCGTTATGGGGGCGCAGGCCGCCTTGCGGTAAACCATGGCCTTGGAGACGTTCAGGGAGGCTCTGGCGTATATGCGCGTGCCCGCGTACTCGCCAAGGTATCTCTCCTCGTCGTCGAGAGCGTCAACCGCCTCGGACATCGCCCTCTCGACATCGGTCTCCCCGAGCGGGTTGTCGCCAACCCCCTCCAAGCCGAGCATCTGGTACATCTGCTCGCGCTCGATCACTTGGATGCGGTCGTCGTACTCGTCGCGACCGTGGTAGAGGACGCGGAAGTCGTCGTCTCCCTCTTCGAGGACTTCGAGCGACCGGTACTTGCCTCCGGGAAGGTAGTAGGGGTTTGCGAAGTCGGAAGGCTCGAACACGGCCCCCGGCTTGATCTCGTCGTACGAAACGGGCGTAGCCATCAGCGCTTCTCCCCTATCAGGAACACGATCACGACGAGGCAGGTGAGCAGGAGCGTAAGGTAGGCCTCCATGATTCCCTGCGAGGCCACGGCCACCGCGATCACGGCGAGCGCTATGTAGGACGGCAACCGCAGGTCTTTCGTCCGCTTGCCCCCGTTCCCGCGCATAAGCTCGTAACGCTCCTTGGTGGTCATCTCAAACACCCGCCTTTCTTGTCCCTTTCGCTAAGGATAGCAGGAAGTCGGCTCGCCGCGCAACGGGTTAGCCGCACAGGCGGTCGATGACGAGGGCCTTGTCAATCGCCACCATCTCCGAATCGACGACGTACGCCTTGAACTTGTCGAGCATCACGCGGGTGTTGCGGAAGTACAGGCTGAACGGCATGTCCTCCAAGCGCAGCGTGGCGCGCACGAAGCCGTTCTTCATGAACTCGACCGTCGCCGGGAACTCCATCCCGCTCTCGATCAGGGCCGCCTCGCCCTGCCCGATGGAGAAGAACGTGTCAACGCCCCGCCACATCAGCGTAAGCCCGTACTCGCCGTCGCCCACCGCGTATCTGCCGTTCGCCCCGGTGACATGCACCATTGTCGGCCTCCTTTAGTCTCGAATCTCCAAGTTGGAGCTGATGCGCGCCGTCAGGTTGCGCTCGCTGAAGCAATGCTCCTGAACGGTGACGACGTGGCGCTTGCCGAACTTGTCCCTGTAGCGGACGCGCCTGCCCTTCCGCGACACGACCGTTATCAGGTCGCCGTCGAGCGTCTTGTAGCTCTGCCCGCCTCGAACTTGGTGCACATTCCGCCGCCCTTCCTCTCTTGCTCCTACTTCCTGCCATTCTCCTTGTCGGCGGCCTTCTCCGCAAGCCGCTTCTCCGCCTCGGCGCGGCGCGCTTCGTATGCCGCAGCCATCTCGTCGCGGAAGAGGGACAGCACATCCACGACGCTCAAATTCTCGGGCAGCATGCAGCCGTCAATCGCATCGCGGCACCACCTGTCGAACGGCTCGCCCGCATCGACGCGCCCGCCGTGCTCGAACTCCGTCATGATCGCCGGTCTGCCGAAGTTCACGGCCCGGCGCGCCGTCTCGATGCCCAAGGCGCGCAGCTTGTCGGACAGGATGTCGGGCCGCTCCGCGCGGCCTCCCTCCATGGCCGCCGTCAAGCGGTCGGACAGACGGGCGTTCTCCGCCGTCAGCGCGTCGATGGTGCGGTACGCCCGCATGATCTCCGACACCACCGCCTCCCCGCTCATCGGCGTTGCCGCCTCGTGCGCCCGCGTCTTCTTGATGCTGCCGCCCAGCGTCGGCACGCTCTTGTGCTCCACAGCCATGTCTTTGCTCCTTCTCGATTATTTTATCGAGCGCGCCAAAGGCGCTCGCTCCTTACTGGTATCCGTCGTACGTCTTGCCCTTCGGCTCGTTGAGCGAAAGGCGGAGCGCGAGGCCGCTGCCGACGCATCCGTCGCGGTCGAACTCCGTTTCCGGCGAGTTGAAGAAGCCGTCCGCGTCGAAGCCGAAGCGGTAGTCGGTGCCGGTCACCTTGAACCCTCTCGACATCAGGTCGGCGGCGCGCTCGTTGAACCTTTGCAGCGCCTCCCCGAACTGGTGAAGCTCCTCCATCGTCTCCTCCTCGATGAACGAGGTTTCGACGAAACAGCCGCCCTCGGCAGGCTCCCACGCGCTGCCGTAGTGCTCGACGTACAGATAGATCGTGTTCAGCATGGCCCTCTCCTCCCTACAGCTCCGGTGCCAGATAGCACTTGCCGCCCAGCGCCTTGTACGCGCCGTAGCGCTCGTCTGACATGCCGACGTAGGAGAAGCTGCAACCTTCCAGCTCCGAACGGAGGTACTGGCGCATCTCCTCCTCGGTGCCGTACACGGCCATGACGCTCTCGAAGCCGTTGGCCATGAGCCTCACGAGCCAGTTCCCACGATAGCCGTCCAGCATGGTGCTCCTCCTAAAACGAAACGGGCGGTGCCTTTTGACATCGCCCATTCTACAGGATGTAAAACAAGAAGTAAAGAGAAAAGTTAAGAAAGGAAATTAAGGCTTAACTTGCCAGATTGACGGTTGCATAGAAATGCTCGCCATAATATTCGAGGGCAAAATGAAACCCATTCGGCTTGTCGTCGAAAATGAACTCGCAGGTGCCGACGATGTTCGGCTTTGGCTCTGCGAACGCACTAAGAAGCGCCTCGTCCGGGGTCTCCCCGGTCACGCTGAAGCGATCTAGCGTTTCTCTATTCTCCGTCTTGGTCTTTACTTCGACATTGTAAACGTTCATCGTTCCATCTCCCTTTGTCGTTGCTTGCCTAAAATCGGCCTTTCAAAAGGTCAATAGAAATTTACGAATAGTCCTCGATAACGTCCTGTCCGAGCGCGTCGAACAGAGCGTCCCAAGCGTCGGCCCATTCGCCGACCCACGCCGAAGGCTCGCCGCCGATCTTGGCGCAGCGCTCGCACGTCTGGCGCTCGCACTTGATGTCGCGGGCGATGACGTACCTCGCCCGGTCGTCGAGTGATTCCACGTGCCTCTCGATGAAGCGCGCGCAATCGACCGACACGTGGTTGCCGCGTCCGATGGCGTAGCGCTCGGCGTTGATGCACATGTCGGAGAACTCGTTCGCTTTCAGCTCGACGGTCTTTGGGTCGTCCGCGCGCGCGGCCTGCGCCTCCTTCGTGTCAATCCAGACCAAGCACGGCTCGCCGCCGTCGTCGCTCTTCGGAGAATGGAACGCGCCCGTCATGTCGCAGTGCCCGAAGAAGCCCCAATCGGACACGACGTGCTCCGCATGGGAGCGGTACGCGTCCTTGACGCGCATGGGCTTCCCGTCGATCTTCACCCTGCGCTTGTCGTCGTCCGTGAGCGCCAGCAGCGCGCCCACCGTGATCTCGCACTCTCCGTCCCATAGGTGCTGGTCTTTGATCTTCATGCCCATGCCCTGAACGTCGCCCTTTCCTCGCGCCGATACGCCAGCAGCTCCCTGTGCTGCCAGCATTCCTGATACTCGACCCGCCTCCCGTAGGAGCGCAGAAGCCGCTCGTGCTCCTTCAGGTCGTCCGGGCAGATGTGTCGCCGCTGCGGCCCTCCGGAATCATGACCTTGCAATGGCCCTCGTACGCCATTTCCCCCTCCTTACGCCGACAGCAGCACGGCCATGACGAACCCGCCGAGCAGGAACGCGACGGCGCACGGAACGACGAACGGCTCGACCTCCCGCTGCCACGCCTCGCGCCACTCCTGCTCGGTCATGCGCCCCCTGCCGTCCCCGAACTTCCTTGGAACGCGCCTCTGGCGGCTTCTGACGGCCCTGTGGGCCGAGTTGTCGGTATACATGGTGTCTTCCTTCCTACGCCCGTCTATAGGGCGTTACGCGAAGCCCTGCGGCTTCATTCTACACGATGTAAGATAAGAAGTAAAGAGAATAAATTAAGAAAAGAAATTAAGATGGGCGCGGGCATGCTGCGTGTCCGAAGAGGGAAAGGCCAATGGATGCCCGTAGGCTGGGTTCGCCCGCGCCCGCACCGATTGTCTCACGTCCGGGCTGCGGGCGAAAGCCCCGTTTCACCGCTCGGACAAATCGAGGCGGGGAAGAATGTCGGCTGTCAGCTGGAACCCCTTCATGCATCCGAACCTGTCGGCTCCGAGCCGGTACGAGCCGAACGCGCACCCGGCGCACCCCTCGTCGCCCATGCCCCATTTGCGGACGCATTCGCCGACGCTCGCGCATCCGCGCGCCATCCTGCACGCCGACACCACCTGCTCCGGGCTTATCGGCCTGTAGTCCCAGAGCATGCACCCGACGTTGACGATCTGCATGGCCGGTTTCTGGAAGATAGCCAAGTTGCGTATCATGTCGTGCTCCGGTGTCGCATGGACGTGGCCGTGCAGCATGAAGATCGTCTCGTTCTCGCGGTTCTTCGTGTGATGCCTGCCGTTGTAGCAGGGCATGGGGTAGTGGCTCATGAGGAACTTCATATGGTCGTGCCGCACCTCGCGGTAGTCCCGCGCGTCCTCGAACTTCACAGCGGCCTTGGCCGTGAGCCTTCCGTTGCGCATGGCGCGCCGAAGCCCGGAATCGTGGTTGCCGAACACGAGCCTGATCTTCCCGTTCAGGCGCTCGGCGATGGACGAAAGGTACTCCGGCTTGCCGCTCATGGCGAAGTCGCCGAGATGGTACACGATGTCGCCCTTGCGCACGGTTTCGTTCCACCGCCGCACAAGCTCCTCGTCCATCTCCTCGGCGGAGCCGAACGGCCTGCCGTCCATGGCGATCACGTTCTCGTGGCCGAAATGTGTGTCCGCTGTGAAGTGTATCGCCATTGCCGCGTCCTCCGTCCGTCGTTCAAAAAAACGGGCGGCGGCAACCATCCATCAATCCGCCGCCCTTGGGAGCCGCATTGAGCGCGCGCTGGCTCCCTTCCACTTCCGGCAAAGGCTTCTAAGGTCAAGCAGCCCTACTCCCGTTCGGGAACCCAGCCGGTCGCGGCATCCGCGCTCATGATCGCCTCCGCCGCGTGCTTTGCGCCCAGCCGCACCTCGATTCAGTGGCGTAGGACTGTGCCTGTCCACCATGCACGAATAGTGCCGCCCGCCCCTATGCCGGGTCTTTCGCATAGGGTTCGATGGGCGCTCCGCCCCTCCGAACAGAGCGCGCATCGAACCTCATGCCGAAAGGAAGAGCGCGGGACGGCGGTGGAATCGAACCACCTGATCGCCGACCACCTCAATCAAGGCGAACCCGCCCGACGACGCTTCCCGCCCTCAACGTATCGCCCTGCCGTCGCAAGGGGTATCCAGTGGGCATCCAACGCCGCATGCGAGCCGTCCCGCTCCCCGCAGGACGCGTTTTCGGGCTTAGGTGACTCACCCTACTTGCATCCCGCTGACAGTGCCGTTCCGGCTATTCACAGCCTTGCAGTGAGTGGTCGGTCTGTATGCCGCACCTCAACCGACTTGACCGCAAGGCGACTGCTCGTCTGGCACCCCCGGTAGGAATCGAACCTACGACCTGATTCTTAGGAGGAATCTGCCCTTCCGCTGGGCTACGGGGGTGCGTTGTCAACGTTTCGTCCGGGAGGGTGTACGGCCCTCCCGGCTCCGGGCATCCCCGTCGCGCTTGACCGCTCTCCTCCCTCCACGGGAGGTGCGGACATGGGCGCTCCGAACGCCGTTGGGCGGGCATTGCCCCGCCGCCGCAACGGTACGCGTACCTCGTTCCGGTGCGCTCGTCCTTCGTGCGCGCCGCCGAGCGTCTTATCTCGCCGGTGCGTCGCCCATGTTACCACACTTCTTAACTTTTGTCTTAACTTTTTCTTTCTTTTTTTATCTTACAAAAAGAAAGGCCCGCGATTGCGGGCCGTCGGCTTCAGTCCGGGAGGGCGGGAATCGAACCCGCACATGCTGTACCTGTTATGGCGCGCCCAGTGCTCTGCCGTTGAGCTACCTCCCGATGCATGGGAAGCGCCGGAGGAAGGTGCAATGCGCACCGTTCGGGCGCTTCCCAAGTTCGCTGCGGGTGCCCTCGCCGTCCACAGTCAGGATGCCCACCGATGATGACTTTCGGCATCCTCCCTCGCCCCTCTGCGCGGCCCGTTCGCAGCGGCCCGTGCTCGGAACCCGCGTTCGGGAAACTACCGGATAACGGCGTCCTCCCACCGCGTACCCCGCTCGCCTCCTCTGCGAAAGTCGGCCACGGGGGTGCCTTCGTGGATGCGCGCGAGCGTCACGTCCGATTCGTCCATAGCCCTAGCCATCGAAGGCCTAGCGCCGCATCCCAAGGCATCAGCTTCGTCGCTGACGGAAAGTCGAGGGCGGGGAGCTGCGGGCCGACGATGCGACGGCGCGCCCCTCATCCTTTCGGGCAGAACGGCGCGACCTCGATTAAATAATCGACATGTTGCATCAACCGCCCTCGGCCTTCCGTCAGCGGGCACCTTTCCGATGCCGCGCTGCTGTATGTATGGTACGGGGTGCAGGTGTCGAACCTGCGACCAAGGAATTATGAGTTCCCTGCTCTACCGTTGAGCTAACCCCGCATGAATGTCAAAGAGCGTTCAAACAACGCTTCGATGCGTTCTTCGTTGCCTTACCGCACCTATTGTGTCCAAACATACGCCATACCGTTTGGAAAGTGCCGTATACGGTTCGGCGCTTTCCCTTATATGCCGCACATCGTCGTTCGTCAGCTTGCGTCTTCCGCTCAACTTCCTGCCAAGCACATCGCGAGCGTGCAAGATGTTCTCTCGACCGGTGCACCATTCAAGGTTCTCGACGGCGTTGTTAGCCTTGTTGCCGTCGATATGGTTCACTTGCGGCCTGCCATCATCGTTCGGTATGAACGCCTCTGCGACAAGCCTGTGGATGCACTTTGTTTCCGTTGCGCCCATGTTGCTCAACAGAACAAGATGGTATCCGTATGTGTTCACCCGGTCGGCAAGAATCTTTTCCGATTGCATGCGATGGAGGCTTCCATCCGCCCTGTAAATAGGGCGTTCGAGGCTTTTGACGCGACCGCAACTGGATACTTGATAGCATCCTTCGCAGCCTGCTATGTCGCGCCATTCCTCCATCGAGACCGAGGCGCGCGAGATGGCCGACGAGGGGATGCCGGTCGAGACCGCGTTCCTGTTCGATGCGAAGATCGTGTCGAGCGACCTGCTGTCCGGCTGCTGGGACGTGATGCTGAACGGCGAGAGGAAGGGCACCATCGGCATCGACCGCCAAGGCGAGTTCAACGTGTCCATGAAGGACGGCACCGAAACCTACGGCGAGGAATACCGCCTCGATTCTCTGCGCAAGGCGAGCGAATGGGCGATAGCCCATCTCGCGTACGAGGAGATAGGGAAGGGGTGGTAGCCATGGAGTGGTACGGGAGCGTCGAGAACCGCATGGACGAGGGCAAGCAGGTCGGCGCGCTGCGCGTGGGCATGGGCGCGACGGAGATGTGTTGGAGCGACCGCATACCGTACACCGTTCAGCAGGTCGTCAGCCCATCGCACGTGATCGTCACCGAGGACATGTGCACGCGCATCGATTCAAACGGGCGGAGCGAGTGCCAAGAGTACGAGTACGAGAGCGTGCCGCTGTGGGTCGGCGAGACGAAGCTGCGCTGCTCGCACTTCCTCTACATGCAGATCGGAACCGACAAGTGCCAGCGCAAGGCCGAGGAGCGCTGCTGCATGGGATGCAGCCACTTCAAGTGCAGCACGCCGACCAACGGCATCCATCTCATCAAGACCAAGCGCGGGTGGAAGGCCCTTCGGCAAGACCGACGGTTCGCGCTGGGCATCCGCGAGAAGTGCGAAGACCCGACGTTCTAGGAAGGAGCAGGGAGATGATCTACCAGTTGGAGGCCATGCACGACGCGAGGAAGTCGTTCTACGGGAAGGCGCTCGTGGAATCGGGGGGGGCACCCTGACGCTGTACAGCTACGGCGCTAAGGTGGCCGAGACGCAGGGGCAGGGCCGCATCGCGCTCTACCCGGACGCGGACTACAGCCCGACCACGCGCAGGCACGTGAAGGAGTTCGCCAAGCAGCAGGCCGGGAAGTCCATATCGACCGAGGAGCTGCGCGCCGTCGTCGATGGGCGCATGCGCTTCGAGGACGCGGGCCAGCCGCTCGCGTAGCGGGGGGGGCTTCGGCCCTCCCCTTACGCGTCGAGGATGCCGTTCAGCTCCTCCTCGTCCGTCATAACGCCAGCGGCCACAAGCTCCTCGCGCGTCCGGGCGCGACCGAGCCTGTCGTAGTCGTCGGCGATAACGTCGTAGTCTATCTCCGTCACGGACTGCGCGGCCTGAACGGGGATGGCCGTGAAGTCCATCTTCATGCCGATGGCCTGCGAGCGGGCGATGATCGAGGCGAGCTGTTCGGGCGTTACCACGCTCTTGACCGCCTCGCCGATTGCCGCCAAGGCCATGTAGAAGCCCTGACGGTCGCCGTCGGCCATGAAGTCCCTCTCCTCCTGCGCCTTCTGCAAGCGTTCCATCGCCTCCATGATCTGCAACATCTCGCCGACGTTGCGCGGCCTTATCTTGCCCTCCGCAACGTCGCGCGCTCCCTGTATGAACATCGTCTGAAGCATGGACTGCGCCGTGATTCGCGGGGTCTCGCCGTCCTCGTTCACGATGCCCTTCATGATGATGCCCGCCTCCAAGGCGGTCTCTTCGAGATGGTGGTTCGCCATGTGGTTCTGAAGCGTGCGCGCTCGGAAGTCGGTGCCGTACGCCTTGTTGACGACGGACGCAAGCTCCGTCCACGACAGCGCCGCGCCGGTGACGCACGTCATCTCGATTGCCGCGCGGTCTGGGTGCGAGCACACCTTGCACTTCGCGGGCCTTCCCTTGCGTATGTTCTTCTGTGCGGTCATGTCGGCAATTCTACGACAAACCACCCATGAAAGCAAAAGACCCCGCCTTACGCGGGGTCTCCGTGGCTCCTATGGGCGTTCGCTAGGGTTGCAGCCTGCTCGCCATGACCGTCTCCACGAGGGAGCGCGCCGCGATCTCGCAGTTGCCCTTGACGACCGACAGCGGGTCTTCCCCGTCGAGCGCGCCAGCGTCGAACGTGACGGAGGTCGTCAGCTCGAAGAGCTGGCCCCCGAACGAGAGGCCGACGAGGATGCCCGACGCGAGGCGGTCGCCGTCGATTCCCTCGTTGGCCGGTACGGTGTACACGAGGTTTCCGTGCAGGTTGCGCGCGACCAGAGCGCCGCTGACGGCCAGCGCCAGCTCGCGGCGCACTGCGCCCGTCCAGCGCTTGCAGCCGCTTCCAACGCCCTCGCCCGACGCGGCGGGCAGCTTGGCGACGGCGTTGCCGTTGTAGGCGCACACGATCTCGCGCCCGTCCACGCGCGCGGCGTACGGGCTTCCATCGCCGCCAAGAACGGCCTCCGTGACCTTCTCGGCCTTACCCTTGCTCGCCATCTCGCACCGCCCTCTCGCATACCTTGCGGTAGCCTTCCAGCTTCCACAGCTCGTCCTCTATGCGCTTCTTGCAAATCTCAACGCCAAGATCGTGGTCGTAGTTGTCCGGGTCGATGCACGCGCTCTGCTCGGTGATCGTCCAGCCGTTGGGCAGCTTGGCCGTGACCACCGTGGTGTTGCCGTACCTCTTCTCGTCGAAGAACTCGGCGGATGCCATGAGCGCGGCGATCTCCTCCGGCAGCACGCGGTTGGCAGGATGCTCGTCGGGCGCGGGCGCTCTGTCGCTTCCGACATAGCCCTTGTCGCCCTTCGGGCCGCACGGCACGCGCATCTCCTCGATGATGTCGCGGTTCTCCTCGTTCTCGCGCATCGCGTCGAGGAGGATGTTCGCGTCGCCCTCGAACCCGTAGTAGACCTTCGACAGGTAGAACTCGGCGCAGTCCTTGGCGATGCGGCGCGCCATCCACCGCACCTGCTTCCTTCCGGGCCAGCCTTCGAGCTGCATGCCCGTTTCCAGCTCGAACGTGCGGGAGTTCTGATGCGGCTCCCCGTCGGCCTCCTCCAAACGGCGCGCCAGCTCGACCGTCTTGGGGCCGAACACGTCGATGACGAACGAGTACACGACCTCGCCGCCGTCGAGGCCCTTGATGCGGAGGTCGCAGTCGGTGACCATCGCGCCGTCGCGCTCGATGTCGAGCTGCGGCATCTTCAGAATCTTCCGTCGGATGCGCTCCGAAAGCTCTCTCGGCAGCAGCTCGAACGGCAGCTTCGCTTTCTCCATGGCTCTTCCTTTCTCCTTTTATCGGCAACGGCTATTCTACCGTATGCTCCTTCAACATGCGCACGATTCTCGCCAACGACGGCACCGCGACGGCGCGCGCGTTCCATTTCGCAAGGGCGCGGTCGAGCATGTGCGCTCGCGCAACGCCCTCGCCTGCCTCGAACAGCTCGAACGGCATCCGCTCGCACACCTCGAAGCCGCATCCGCACCGCACCGACAAGAGCGCGAGCCTTCCTCCGACGGCAAGACCGGTCGTGCTCCGTTCGACGGTCGGCACCGAACCGCACAGCGGGCACCTCGCCGGAAGCCCGCGCAGCCTCAACTCGTCGGCGGCTGCGGAGTTGCCCATCATGGCGAGTTCAGACAGCTCGGCATCTCCGACGCACGATGCAGGACGGCGGAACGGGCACTCCTCGTCGGCCATCGCGCCCGCTACGACAAGCGGAGCGAGCCTTATGCCAGCGCGACCGCGCAGGAACGGGCAGAGCACGAGCGCCGACGGCGCACGTCCATACTGGCGCACGGCGCTCCACATGTTGACGCACTCGGCGCACCGTGCGAGCTGATAGCAGTCGCGCTCGAACAATGGCGCATCGACATCGACCGTCGATGCGAAGAAGTCGGAGCCTCCGCATCTGGCGCACCTGCGCTCCCCATCAGCCGTCGGCACCGCCACGATGACCGCGCCGCATCGTGCGCATACATCGCATCCGACCGTCTCGCTCCTATTCCCGCCCATGCCCGTCTCCTCTCACAGAAGCGGCGGCTGTTCCCAAGAGAACGTCTCGCCGTTTCTAAGCCTCACAGATTCAATCCTAGTTGCAGGGGGGGGTCGTCCGCCTTCCCCGCCTCCTGCGGCATCTGGGGCACCTTTGCGGGCGCTTTCCAGTCGTCTTTGGTGTGGTACTCCGACGGGTGCCGCTCGAACTTCTGCAAGTAGTCGAGAATCTTCCCGCACGAATCGTGCCCGTAGCGGTAGAGCTTGCGCACCACCACGCACGTCAGAACCGGGTCTACCTCGTTCTCCAAGAAGCAGTCGAGGAGCGGCTTCGGGTCGTCCGGGCCGCACCTCTCCAACGCTTCGAGGAGTTCGCGGTAGCCCTTCCTCTCACCGGGCACCTTCGGCCTCCCGTTCGAGCGCGCGGGCCAGCGCCTCCTCCGCGCGCCTCCCTATGTCCTCGCGCCTGCCCTTCGGCACGTTGCCCGCGCGCTCCTCGCACGCGTCGGGGCGGCGATCAGACATCCTCTACCTCCTCGAAGCCGTGGTCGGAAAGCCCGCGAAGCCACACGTCGCGCCGTTCGCCGTTCTCGTCCGACAGAACCGCGCACGGGCCTCCCTCCGGGTTCACGACGGCCTCGACCCGGTACCGCTTCCCATCCTTCGCCAGCACTGCTCCGGGCACGAAGCCTAGGTGCCCGGCCATGTCCTGCGCCGCAGCCGCCTCCTCCGCGCGCGCCCTCTCGTCAACCGCGCCGAGCGGGCGGGCGGCCTCCTTGCCCTCCCTCGCCTGCGCTTCGTAGGCGGCGCTTTCGCGTTCGAGCCGTTCGATCTCGGCCCGCCATGCGCCGTCGGCCCTCTCCTCGCGGTGCGCCCGAAGGAACTCCCAATGCCCGGCTCCTTCCAGCGCCTCGTGCCGCTCGATGCTCACCAGCCTTTCCGGGTTTGCCAGCATAAGGGTGTCGGCGGGATGCAGCCCGACCTTGTTGAACTGCTCGATCACGGCCACCGGCGCGGCTTGCGCCACGGCCCAGCCGACGACGGAGAACGGCACGTCCTGATCTTCCTCGAACGCGACCTTGCTGCCGTAGAATATGGGCTTGCCGTCGGCACCTTGCGCCGAGAACAGGCCGAGCGCCCTTGCGTTCAGCGCCGCTTGGCTCCTTCCGAGCGCCCATGACGATTCGCTTCCCACCATCTGTAATTCTCCCTTCTCGGGTATCCTTCCCGTGAGTTAATCCAATCGCATGCGGTCTGGCAGTCCCGCTTGTCGCAGAACAGGGTGTCGGAGTACAACGGGTAACAGTCGTCCTCGCCCTCGTGCTGCGTTTTGAACAGCGACGGCATGCCGCCTTCTTCCGGAAGCTCCGCGACGACGTTTTCGAGGTCGAACCGGCTTGCGCCGTCGATGTCGTCGTCCCCGCTGGGCGCGTAGTAAAGATCGCACGGCTCCGTCCCGTCTGCGCCGCTCTCGTATCTGAACCGCTTCCGCACGCTCGCCAGCACGTACTCTACCGGCTGGTACTCGACGATGCGAACGCCGCATGTCTGGCACGTCTCGGTGTACGCGTTCCCCTGCGGCGAGGTGAACGCGATCTTGCGGTCTTCGTTGCAGTCGGGGCACTTCTCCGGCCAGTCGGTGCGAACCAAGCTGGGACGGTACGCGACGACGCGCTCCGCGAGCGCCGCAATCGCCTCTCCGAGCCATGCGTCGCGCAGCGGCTTGTCGATGCGCATGCGCGCGGAACTCAACTCGCTTTCGAGCGCCTTGCACCTTTCGCGCGTCTCATCGAGCATCCTGCGCTCCTCGTCGAGCTGGCGCTGCGTCTCTTGCAGCAGGGCCATCTCCTTCGGGTACAGCGCGCCGGTCACGAGGCGGCACACCTCCTCCGGCGTTATGTCGCGGGGAATCCCTTGCGCCTCGTCAGTCATCCTGCCCCTCCTTGCTCCAATCCTCGTAGCTGTCGGCAAGCGACCACAGCTTGGGGCACCCCAGCTGCTCCATGCGGTCTGCGAGCGCGCGCACGGCGTATGCGTTCTCGACCTTCATGAGGTTTTCGAGGCGCGTGTGCGCGCACGTGTCGCCCGTGCTGTACGCGACGAACGCCGTCATCCTCCCCTCGTCCACGCTCTTCACAACGCCGATCTCGCATTTGAACACGTTGCCGTCCTCGTTCATCGGCGCGTACACCACGAGGTCGCCCTTCTTGAAGAACCCGCTCACGTACCTTTTCTCCGGCATGTCCGTCTCCTTTCTCGATTATTTAATTCAGGCGAGCCGACGTATCTTGCCGGTTTCCCGGAAAATATGCCACGAGCTTACCGGCACCTTCGCCCGCACCCTCCGCACACCAGAACGTGGTCGAACTCGAAGCGCTCGTCCCCGTCGCAGCGCAGATCGTGCTCGACAGTCCATTCCGTCGGCTTCTCGCAGCGCGGGCAGTAAAGCCAATCGTCCACAACGGCCTCCTTTCGTCCTCGTGCGATCTTACCACATTCCTTCACTGTTGTCTTAACTTTTTCTCTTAATTCTTTTTTTTTACTTTCGTCTTTCCGCATCCTGTTGAAGAGCGGTGGAAAAGCAAAGGGGCGGCCCGATGGCCGCCCCTCTCAATCGCCCTGAAGCCCCCCCCCGGCGCTGCTCTTCCAGCGCCTCGTCCACGCGCCTCTCGATGCGGCCTTCCACGAGCCAGCACACGACCTCCGGCACCGTGAACGGATTGGAGGCGTGCCCTCCCGTAACCTCGTCGTAGACCTTGGGCACGATGTCGAGCAGCACGCTGTAGTCGTGCAGCTCCGCAAGCACCTTCTCCTTCGAGAGCGCGCCGTCCTCGTCGGTCACGAGCCGCAGCCAGAACTCCTCGTCGAACTCGCGCCTTTCGCCCCGCTTCTTCTCCGCGACCGCGCGCCCGGTCGTGTGCTCCGTTCCGGGGAACGGCTCGAACGTCACCGTCCCGTCGCCCGACCCGTGCAGCACCGCCGCGCCCTCGTAGCAGCCGTTGCACACGTCCATGGACACGCCGACCGCGTACGGCTCCGTCCTCTGCCCCCATCCGTTGCGGTCGAGCCATACGGGCACCACAACGCCGACGCGGATGTCGCCGTGGCCGAACTCCCCTCCGCACACCTCGCACCTCACGGCCTTCCTCCCTTCTTCTCGGCGAGCAGCATCTTGGCGCGCATCTCCGCGTAGCCGATCTTGTTGCCGCCGCCGTCGGTCACGCTCACGCACTTGCCGAGGTGCTGGGCGCACTCGACGGCGATTGACAGGTCGCCCTCCGCCCATTCGAGCAGCCTCTTCGCGCGCATGACACCGCAGCGGCACGCCCCGTGCACGCGCAGCACCTTCTCCGTTGTAACGTCGCTCGTCTTAGGCGCAGCGTTTGGGCACACGTCGGACGGCTCGGCGCGGCTGCTCATGACGCGCTTGCGCGTCTCTATAGGAGCGCCGGGGTACTTCGCGCAGCGGCAACGGGCAAGCGACACGTCGCCCGCGTTCCACTCGCATCCGTCGCATAGGTACCAGCACGTCGTTCCCTCGTTATCCATCTTCTTCAAGCCTTTCTCCGCACCACGGGCAGAACGCCATGCCCTGCCCTTTGAGAACGTTCACCGAATCTAAGCACTCGCAATCATAGTCGAAGTCGATGTCCCGGAGGCCGAGTACCCATTGCCCGTCGGGAAAGGACGAACGCCCCTCGTCGGGCCGGTATCTCCGGAGCGAGAAGCCCTTCGGCATCTTCCGGCACCGGTGCGTCTCGAAACCTGCATGTCGCGGGTCTCCGTCAGTCATAGCTCCACTCCCCCAACTCCACTTCCTCTCCGCAATGCGGGCACTCCACGCTCCCCCAGTCGTCCTGCCAGCATTCCGGCTCGTCAACGTCCTCGAACGGCACGCCGGTCTGCCATCTGCAATGCGGGCACGTGAACGTGATGTCCACCGGCGCGCTGTTGATCGTGAAGTCGGCCTTCTCCTCGCGGCTCGTCATATCCTTCCACCGTTCCTCTCCCTCGCGGCCTTTGCGCGAATCTCGGCGTACATGCGCTCCTCGTCCTCGCGCAGTATGCGGTAGGCGAGCCGCAGCTGTTCGAGGTCGAAGTAGCCGAAATGGCACTCCTCGACGGGTATGCCCATCCTGCCCGCCAGCCATTCGTACTGGCGCGTGCGCTCCTTGCGCTTGTTCGGAGCGCCCAGCCACCTCCTGTCGAACAGCCGGTGGCAGAACTGCTTGCCGAGCCTCATGCGGTCGTCGGCCAGAAGCCCGAACGCCTCCTTCGGCCTCGGCACGTGCGTCCCGACGTACGCGCCGCACTCCGTGCAGCGGTAGCACCACCCGCTGCCGCGCTTGATGCCGTACACCTTCCTGTTGGGCACGTACTCGACGCGCCCGCCGCACAGGTTGCACACGGTCGGCCTCTTCGGCGGAATCATGCGCCAAGCTCCTTCCTGAACGCGCGGGATACCGCCTCGAACAGTATGCCGTCGAGGAGCGCGTCCACGCTCTCGTCCGTTCTAAGGCCCCGTTCCTCGCAGAACGCGTCCGCCTTCGAGGAGATGCGCCTGCACGCCTCCTGCGCCGTCTCCGTGGCCTCTGCGGCGGTCATGCCGTCCCCGTCCCTCTTCACGCGAAGCAGCTCCGGGTGTCCCGACATGTCCAAGCACTCGCCGTAGGGCGCTCCCGCGACGTAGCGGTCGATCATGATGTCGAGGCGCAGGATGTGGGAGAGCTGCTTCGGGTCGTAGCCGTAGCGCTCTATCCAAGGCATGCGGCTCGGGTACTCGTGCGTGAGCGCGTTCAGCTTCTCGTGCGCCATGCCCTTCATGCACTTGACCGCCCGACCGGGGCAGTAGCGCGCGATCTCCTCGCGGCGGCGCAGCAGCTCCATCCACAGGTCGGCGTAGTCGTGGTTGAACAGGTGCCACTCCGTGAACAGAATCTCAACGAAGTTCACGTTCTGCTTGCGGAACGTCTTGAAGTACTCGCGGATGTCCTTCACGTCGCAGTGCTCGCCGTTGCCCATCACGTGGGTGCGGCTCACCGCCTGACGGTTCAGCACGACATCCTCGAAGCATGGCAGCACCAGCAGCTTGCTGTCGATGTCGCTGCCCTCGTCGGAAAGCCCGTAGTTCTGCGAGCCTTGCAGGCAGATGGCGAACCAGTCGCCGCGCGCGTTTTTTTTAGATTCCTCCAAGTGCTCCGCGAGCCTCGCCGTCGGCAGGTCTTCCATACTCTCTCCTCCTATCGTTCCAGAAGCGGACGGCGCGCTCGGGGTCGTTCAGGAAGCCCGTCTGGTTGCCGCACGCCTTGCAGCGCACGAACCACCTTGGCGGCTCCGTCCGGCCCGTCGCGTAGAGCGCCGCGCCGCCGCCGCATCCGCATCGCTCTATTCTACTGGTAGATGTCATAGTTCTCGCAGATTTCGCTCCAATTTTGGATAAGCCCCTGATAGCCGTCGCGCAGGTCGCGCAGCGTGCCCTTCTCCTCGTTCTCGCGCATCAGCACGTCGCGGTACAGCTCCTCGTCCCGGTACATCCGGACGTTCTCGTCTATGAGGCGGCTGATGACGCTGGGGTCGAGCGCGTCAAGCTCCCAGCATTCGTAGCCGAACTGCTCGATGTAGCGCTCGTCGTCCTTGCCCGATTCGCCGAGCAGGAGCGTCGATGTCTTCAGGCGCGCGCCGTCGGTGAGGATGGACAGCGTTTCGCGGTCGTACGACACGGACACCTCCGCCCCGTCCGCCTTCTGGTCGATGGCGTTCTGCAAAATCTCGCGGACTGCCTCCTCCACGCCCCAGCCGCTCACGTACTTGGGCGACAGGCTCGACTCGATGGTCTTCATGGCCCTCCTTGCTCTCGATTAAATAATCGGCCTTGACCCATCTTACCACAAGCCTTAACTCTTGTCTTAACTTTTTCTTTCTTTTTTTATCTTACAAAAGAAAAGGGGAGGGCTTGTGGCCCTCCCCGTCACCACGCCGTCTGCCTGCGGAACGGGCATCTCGTCCGGGCGCACGACTTCCTCGCCACCTCGACGGCGCAGCACGTGTTCGCCTGATCTCCGCACATAGGGGACGCCACGTGCCAGCCGGGGCCTAGAACCGTTTCGGCCAGCCGGTCGAGGGCGGCCTGCGCGTCGGTCGGCTGCGGCATGATGCCGTAGTCCCCGCCGTTGCCGGTCGCCCCGCTTTCGTCAACGAACGAGAGCGTGATCTGATACCCTCTGTTTATGTTGTCCATCTGCTGGTCGAAGTCCTTCTTCTCCATCTTGGTCGGGAACTTCGCCTCCATGCTCCCGCATGCCGCCGTCACCCTTCGCATGCCCCTCCTATCTCCTCCAACGTCCTGCGCTTCATGTTGCCAAGCACCTCCTCCATGGCGACGAGCCGCCGCCAGCAGTCTGGCAGGTTCTCCTTGATCGCGCGCAGTTCCTTCTGGTTCTTGTTCTTGCAGCACCAGCACGACACCCTGTCCAAGATGTCGTACAGGCGCACGCCGTCCTGCTCCCACTCATGGCCGTGGGCGTAGCACGCGGCGAGGCAGTCGGCCTCGCGCATGCCCCAGTCAGCGAGCGGGAAGCGCTTGTAGGGCTTGCGCTCCTTTTCGAGGCGCGCCGTCTCGTCTGCGGCTATGCCGACGTACACGGTCGCCCCCCCCAGCTCCCTCTCCGCATGGCGGTCTATCGCCCGCAGCTTCTCGGTCGTGCCCCAGCGGCACGGGCCGCCGCACCAGCCGTAGCCGTGCTTGTGGACTTCGCCGGTCTTCCGGCTTTTGACCGGGCGGCAGAACATGCTCCACCAGAACGGGTCTTTGGGGCGCAGCTCGACGTATCGGATGCCGTTCTCGCGCAGCAGCGGCAGCATGCGGTCGCGCTCGGCGTAGATCGCGTCGAACTCCATGCCCGTGTCGTAGAAGACAACCTCGTCGAGCGGCATGCCGCGCTCGATCAGGCCGTGCAGCATGGCGAGGCTGTCCTTGCCCCAGCTGACGCTTGCGATGCAGCGCTTCATGGCTACCCTTCCCTCTCGTCGGCGCGCCTGCGCCTCGCGGCCCTCTTGTCCTGCTCGGCCTTGCACTCCGGGCCGCAGTATTTCTGGTTGCGGGAGTTCTTCGCGAACGTCCTCCCGCACACCGGGCACGTCCCCGTGCCGCGCGCCTTCCAACCGGTCATCCCTCGCTCCTCTCCCTCGGCATCCCTCCACGGTAAAGCCCCGCCTCCTTCAGTCGGCGCAGGGCGAGCCGCTGCCTCGCGTTGCACCGCCCTAGGGCGCAGTCGTTCCACACGGCCACGCACCGGGTCATCTCGCACAGAGCGTCCATGCACCCGCAGGCGGGCAGCACGTCCCACGCCTGACCCTGCTCGACGAAGCCGCGCAGGCGCATCAGCTTGCGGACGAGCCATTCCTGATGCGACGGGACGGCGTAGTGCGGCGTTCCTCCCTCGTCGATGCACACCTCCAAGTAGTTCACGAAGGTCGCCTTGTGCGTCTCGATGTCGAAGGGGGAGCGCAGCACGCGCTGCTGCTCCGACGCTCCGGGGAGGCTACTCATCGTCCGTCTCCGTGGTCATCCAGTCCTCGACGCTGCCAAGCTCGTCTGCGGCGCACAGGATGCGCGCGAAGGGGTACTCCGGCACCTCCATGTCGCCAGCCGCCTCCAAGCCGATCACGTCGTTCAGGAGGTCGTTCGCCTCCGTGACGGCGGCGCGCCAGTCCTTCTGCGCATCGACGCTCCCGTAGGTCGCCTCGAAGATGTCGGGCTTCACGGGGTACAGCTCCCCCTTGATGCCCTTCACGATGTAGTCGCCCTTGCGCGCCGTCATGCTCCCTTCGAGCGTGCGCACCTTCGCCTCGCCGTCCGGGGTCAGGCGCAGAACGCCGCTCTCGAACGCGACGTGCCCCACTCCGGGGTCGCCTCCTCGCCGTAGCGCCACGCCTCGATCTCCAACGGCTTCTTCCTGTACCTCATCGCCCCTCCTCGTTTTCGCACTCGTCGCATCTGTCGCTCGTCGGCTCGTAGTCTCTTATCCCCAAGTCGAGCCAGTCGCGCAAGATGCGCAGCTTGCGCGTGTCGGGTTCCTCGGGGATGACGGCCTCGTAGCGGCCTCTCTCGTCTTCCAGCTCCATTCTCGGCATGTCGGCGCTCCTCTCAATCCGTCTCGTACCGCTTGATGTCCTCGCGCCAGCGCAGCTCGTCTCCGAACTCAACGCCCTCAAGCTCGCCCGTGGAGACCACGCGCCCCTCGTCGTCCAGAGGGTACAGCGCCGTGTTGCCGTCGAACAGCGACACGACGGCTATGCGGTGCTTCAGCGTGAGGGCGGTCAGGTCTTCGAGGAACGCCGCAGCGTCCCTCGCGTCAGTCGTCCCCATCGCAGCCGCCCTTCGGCTCGTCGAGCGCGGCCTGCGCGTCGCGCAGAGCGTCGGCGACCATGCGCCCCATGCGCCTAGCCCAGCAGAACAGCAGGAAGGCGCACAGCACGAGGAACGAGGCGTAGCACAGGAAGCCCCATGCCGCCCCGAACATCACGCCAGCGCCTATGGAGCCTACCAGCCCCGCAGCTCCGAACAGCAGGCCTCCCAGCAGCCACGAGCAGCCGATCAGCGCGTCCCCGTCCTTGTCGCTCTTGCTCACGTCGAACTCCATCCTCATCGCTCGCCCTCCGGCTCCGTCGGAAGCTCAATCCACCTCTTGCAGTTCTCCACGTTCTGGGAGAACGACAGCAGCACGTCGTCCCACGAACCGCCCTCGCCGGGAGGGCCGAAGCTGCACGACACGCTCGCCGCACGGTCTTCCGCGTCATCTACCGTCAGCAGGTAGGACATGCACGGCTCCTCCGCCCCGTCGCGCTTCAGCACGTCGAAGGCGTACTCGATGCCTATGGGCGTTCCAAGCCTCGCCTCCTCGCGCACCTTGGCGCGCATGCGCTCGACGACGGCCACGAACTCGTCCGGCACCCCCGCCTCGCGCATCTCCTTCTTCCACGCCCTCGGCCCCGGCTCAACGCCGGGGACGTACCGCTGCATGCTGACCGGCCCTTCCATCACAGCCCCTTCCTGTGCTCGTCGTCGAGGCGCGCGTACTCCCTGCGCTCCTTCTGCGTCGATGCGCGCAGGCACGCCTCGGCCTCCTCGTCCGACACGTCGAGGCCGATGCCGTCGGGCGTGCGGAGCACGATGCGGCGCAGCCCGTTCTTCAACGTGTACTTCATGTAGACCTTGACCGGCGTTCCCTCCGGCGTGACCACGGGCGCGCCGTCCTCCCCGTAGGTGGTCAGGTCGCAGTCGAGGGCGTAGACGCTCCCCATGCGCTTAGTCATCGGCCCCTCCGATCTCCGCGTAGCAGCCGGGCCGCCAGCGCTCGCCCTCCACGTCCTCGGGCAGCGGCGCAACGGGGCGGATGTGCCCGTGCGAGACGTGCAACATGTCGCAGCGGTTGCCCAGCGGCTTCAGCTCCTCCATGGCGCGAAGGGCGCGCCGCACGGTCTCCGGCAGCTTGCGCGCGTCGTCGCGCACGCCGACCGAGATGCGCAGGGAGCGACCATCGAACGGCATGCCCTCGTACGGGCCGACGGCACCGCCGCATGACAGCTGCGCGCAGAACTCGACCGTCGTGCGCATCTCCTCGCCCTCGATCTCCCCGGACGTGTTGCCGTAAAGAAGGTAGCCGCCGATCTTGCCGTTGCCCTTCGCCTCGCGCAGCATGTTCGAGCAGCGGCGCACGGCATCGACGCTCTCGTCGTCGTCGATGCCGAACGCCTCCAAGAAGCGCTTGGCCTCCTTCAGCTCCTTGCCGTTGCCTCTCACTCGCCGTCTCCTTTCTCGATTAAATAATCGGGCCGTCGTGCTCGCCTTCGTCGGCCACAAGGCACTTGTCGTCCCCCGTCGGCGACGTAGACGAGGAACATGGCGCTCGCGCGCAATACCTCCTTCTCGTCCCCGTCGCCCATGCCCGTGATGCTGATCTCCAAAACGGTCTCCTTCCGCTCGGTTTCGCGATACGGTCATCTTACCACAAGTCTTACACTTTTGTCTTAACTTTTTCTTTTACAAACAGCGGAGGGCGCTCCCGTCCGACGGCTGAAGGGCTTCCGACCCTCTACGCGAGTTCGCCATCTGCGCTCCGATGTCGAGCGAGCCGTCACCGGCAAGGTTGCCATCGCTTTCCAGCGCCGCGTCTTGACCGCATGGGGATACGGGCGCGTGCGCGTCGCAGCCGTCGGAGAGGAGCGCCCTCGATTATTTAATCGGCGTTCGGGCGCTTCGCCACGGCAAGCGACAGAGCGTCCTCCAACAGCCCCAGCGGCGACCTCCCCGGCCAGCGCTCCGCAACCTTGTCGAGGTTGACAAGGGCCTCCATCACGATGCCGTCGGTCGTGACTATCGCCTGCTGCTGCACGACGGGCTGGCCGTCCTCGCCGACCTCGCCCGTCGGGTTCGCCCGCTGGATGCTCTGCACCGTCATGCGGTCGCCTCTGCCCGACAGCGCGCGCCACGCCCCGTCGAACGCCTCGGCGGGCGCGGTGAGCGACAGCCCGCAACCGACGCACGCGATGCGCGCGAGCGCGTCTCCCCGCACGGAGCGCCCCCAGTCCGTCGCGTCCGTCATGTCCAGCTTCCCGCCGCACAGCGGGCACCTGCTCTCCTCCATCGTCGGTCTCCTCTCCTAGTAGTCGTCCCTTACCGCCGCGCAGGCCTTGCCGACCTTCAGCGCGACCTCCACGGCGCTTCCGCCCGCCTCCTTCTCCGCAGCCTCCGCGCGCATCGAGCGCGCCCACGCCGGCATGTCGGCGCAGAACTCCGCGCACCGCGCGTCGTCGAACGGCAGCGGCAGCTCGCGGCTGAAGCTGTGGCGGCGCGGCACCGGGTTGGGCAGCCTCACCGACGCTTCCTTCTCCGACACCTCGACGAAGCCCTTGCGCAGGCCCGTCTCCCTCGCCGCCTCGCACGCCTTCATCGCCACGTGCGCCAGAGACGGGCTTCCCGCCTCCATCGCGGCCTCGTACGCGTCGAACGGCTTGTCCTTCGGCTCGAACTCCATCCTTATGGCCCGCGTCACCTTCATGGCAGCGCCTCCCTTCCACCGGCCCCTGCCGGTAAGACTGTCTCCGAAACCCCGTTTTCAGGTCTCGACTGCTAATGTGTTTGCCTTAGCGTCCGATCATGCTCCCGTTTCTGCCGATCTATCGACAGGACAGGGCACGTCGCGGTCGTCCGCGCGGCAGGGTGTCCAGTGCCCTGCGGCGCGCCTCCACTCGCAGTCGGCAAGCTCCTTCGGAACGTCGTCCCACTGCCGCCAGTCGTCCGGGTCGTGGCACTCCCAGAACTCGGACGGGCCGTAGCCGTCGCCCTCCGGGAGGTAGGGGAGCATGGGCGCTGGCCCTAGATGCTCGCCCACCAGCCTCACGGCGCGCTGGCACATGTCCGCCGCTCCCTTGGCGTAGGCCGCCCGCACCTCGTCGCGCGTCCCGTGGTACTGCTCCCGCTGGCGCATGAGGTGGTACTGAACCGTCATCGCGTCGCGCACCGTCGCCGCCGTCTGCCTCTGCTTCTTTCCCCTCGTCGTTTCCCTTCACCATCGTATTCCGTGCGCCGCGCGGCGCTTCAGCTCGCCCTCGAACACCGCTTTCAACGCTTCATGCCATGTGCCGAACGACGCGTACCATCCTCCGATGTGCTCCGACGGCGGCTCCTTCGGCAGCTCCATGATCTCGCCCAGCAGCCAATCGGAGGACGGGAGCCTTTTGAGCAGGTCGAGTATCGTCGAGCGGCCCATCATGGTCACGGGCTGGTAGCCGCCCTTCCATACCTCCCATTCCGACACCCCTCCGTCGCGCCTGAAGAACCGGTCGAAGCGCTCCTTCGTTCCGGGGCTTCCGCGCCGTCGGCGGGCATGCGGCAGTCCGTGCGCCGGTCGATTGCCGGAGTTGGTGCGAACGCCGAGCGACGCTATGCGGTCGAGCACGCGTTCGTCGCGGTCGATCATGTCGTCGATGAAGTCGTCTGCCATGCTCATGTCTGCCCCCCCCCTACTCGAACGCAGCGTCGCGGGCAGCGTCCACCATGTCGTCGTAGTACATGGCCTCGCGCTCCTCGAACCGCTCCCAGTACGCGCTCGCCTCGGCCTCGTACTCCTCGTAGGTGTCGAAGTCCTCCGGGTCTGGCTGGTTCTCCTCGGCCCTCATGCGGGCGTAGGCTGCTGTGAGGTTCGCCATGGTCTTTGCTCCTTCTCGATTATTTTATCGACTGGGAACAGACTATCACAAATATGCGATTGTTAAAAGAAGAATTAAGAAAAAAACTAAGGTTTATAGATTCTGCACGGCTTCGTGCATGGCCTGCTCCATGTCGGAAGGCCCCCATACGACGAGCTGCCCCGCGCTGTCTAGGAACAAGATCGCCTCTTGGCAGCGGTCGGGAAGATGCTCCATGAGGCGCTGCACTGCCTGCCATCCTCCGCGTGCGAGCGCGTCGCGCACGGCCATGTCTATGTCGCGCTGCTCTAGCACGCCGTCTATCAGGTGGTCTATGCCTTCGCGTTTCAACGCCTCCCACATGCCGAGCGCGTCGCCCTCCTCCTCGGCGATTCTCTCGACAAGGAGCGCCGCCGCACGGCGCTCCTCTGCGGCGCGCATGTTGTTCCTCTGCACGTGCGTCAGCCCCGCAGCCATGCCGCGCCTCCTCGTTCGGAAGCGCCCATGGCGCGGGGCTGCTTGTAAGACAAGAGTGAAGAAATTGAGTGCGTCATTGTAAGAGCCTTACTTGTCGGGGTATCCCATGCCGTCGGGGTAGAACACCTTGCACATGTTGCCGGTGCCGGTCACCTCGACCGGGTGGTTCCTCTCCTCGACGATCTCGCGGGCGCGCTCGAAGGCCGCCTCCCAGCCGTCGAACTCCCCTCCTTCGCCGAAGGGCGGGAAGCCGATCTCCTGCGCGATCTGGATGAAGCCCTTGGGGTAGTGGAACGATGCGAACACCATTGTCCGTTCGCGGCTAGGCCATGGCCTTCGCCGCTTCCCCCTTCCCGGCCTTCGGAAGCGTCACCAGAGCCAGCGCCTCGTCCTGCCGGATGCTCACCTTCACGTCGATGCCCAGAGCCTCGGCTGCGGCGTTCAGGCGGTACCGGAAGGTGTGCCAGTTCTCGCGCTCCTTGTCGTCGGCCATGGGAATCTTCACGGCCTCCGCGCCCTGCTTCATCGCGATCTGGTACGCCTCTATGATCTTCAGAACGCGCTCGCTGCGCTTCTTGCCGCGCCCGTCCCCTTTGTTGACGCACTCCTCCTTGTCAAAGACAAGCTCAAAATCAGCAGCAGTCATCTTATTCCTCCATCGTTTCCGTCTTCCGCTGTTTTCACAAGGTGGATTGCCTTTGACAGCATACCACTTCCCCGCCCGAATGTAAAATAAGAAATTAAGAGAACAGTTAAGACTTCCGTTCCGCCATCCGTTCCAGCTCGGCCATGCGCATGCGCCGGTCGTAGATGCGCTCGACGCGCCGCACCATAGCGTCCATCCTGTCCACCAAGTCCTTTGCCTTCTTCCAGTAGTGCGAGCAGAACTGCGCGCGCCAGCGCTCCCTCTGCGCCATGAGCGTCGCCGTGGCGGCCCTCGCGTCCACCGTGCCGGAAAGCGGCTCGTTGTACGCCTTGCTGTACACCTCGTTGTAGAACATGGTGGCGTAGGCGGCCTCGGCCTGCGCGTTGATCGACTGCTGGCTGTCGAACACGATGTACTGCGTCGCCGCAAGCACGAACTCCTCCATGTCCTTCAGCGTGAGCTGCGTCCAGTCCTCGACGTAGCTGCCGTTCGCGTTGCGCGCGTACCCTCCGCCCGCCGCGACGGGGAGGCGCTGGCGCACCTTGGAGATGAACTGCGCCTCGATCTCGAACAGCTGGGCGTACTCGCTCGCCAGCCTCTCGTCCGCCGCCTTCAGCAGCATGTCCATCATGCGCCTGTCCTCCGGCTCGAACTTCAAGACGGAATCGAGCGGCATTGATGCCATCCCCGTCTCGTCGAGCCTCGGCTTCTCGTCCACGATCTCATCGATGGGCGGCGCTTCCCTCTCCGTCATAGCATTGCCTCCTTCAGCTCGTCGGTGTCGTACATCTGCCCTTTGATTCGCGGGCACTTTATCACGCTCGGCTCGTCGTCGAACGCCGCGTACGGTATCGACTTGCGACCGAGCGCCGCCATGGTCTCCTCGAAGCGAACCCACGTCCCTATGGGGACGAGGAACGCCGTGTTGAAGCTGCGCTTGTCGTCCTTGTCGTAGAAGTTGACGGCGACGAAGCCGTGAGCGTCCTCGTGGAAGCCGTCGAAGTCCACCAGAGCGGCCCTCTGATGCTCCTGTAGGCGGTCTAGCGGCAAAGACCGTGCGGACACCGCCTTGGCCTCAACCAGGGCCGCAGAAAGGCTCTCCGCCGCTCCGAACACCCAGAAGTCCGCCTCGCTCTCCGAACTCATCGGTCGGTTGCCCGACCAGAACATCTTGTCGCTTATGCGGTGCGCCCTGAAGCCGCTGCGCTTGAAGCTCGCCAGCAGCTCGCGCTCGAACACCTTACCGTTGTCCCTCGGCATCGTCGGTCACCTCCACGTTCAGCCGGATGTCCGGGTTCAGCCCTAGATGCCCCATCATCGCCGCCGCGCCGGAGAACTCCGCGAGCGCCAGCCGCATGTTGATGGACGCTTGCAGCAGCGCGTCGGCATCGGCGCGCTCGAACGCCTGCTGCGCCTCGCGCTGGAACATCTCGGCGTTCGCGGATGCCTCGCCCACGGCGTTGGCGTACGCCTCGTAGACCTCGACGACGGGTATGCTCGCGCCCTCGTCCTCCTCCACGATGAACTCGCCGTCACCGTCTATGATTATCACATCGTCGTCGGCGGTTGCCATATCGGTATCCCTCCTCCTCGTATCACGCCCTCGCGGCGGCAGAAGCCACGGCACGGGCAGCTCTTGAACTTCGACGTGTCGCACTCGCATTCGTAGGGAAGGAGGCTCGGGCTTCCCGCGTCAAGCGCGTCCTTGACCTGCTGCCAACGGCGCAGCGTAGGCCCCATGTCCATCTGCTCCACCACGAACTCCTTGAAGCTGTGGGGCCTGTCCTTGCTTATGTAGAGCAGGATGCCGTACGGCAGGCCGGTCAGCATGAGGTACATGCCGAGTTGGAGGCGGTGGGCAGCGTCGGGGGCGGACAGCGACTTGAACAGGTCGGCGGTCTTGGTCTTGATCTCGATGGGCACCGGCTCCTCCACGTCGGGGAATTTCAGGATGCTGTCGATTGAACCGGCGACGCGCAGGGCCTCGTCCGTCACCTTGGCCTCGTTCTCCACGAGGTCGGGAAGCCCCTCTATGTCGGTCATGTTCTCGAACCAGTGCTGAATCATGCCGTGCAGCGCGTGCCCGATCTTGAACGTCACCTGAAGCTCCGTGTCGATCTTCTCCACCATCTGGTCGGCGTACTTCGGGTTCTTCTCGAAGTACAGGCGGCGCATGCACATAAGGCACTCGCTCGACGGGTGGAGGTTATCGTAGTCCTTCGGCTTGTACAGGTCGTCAACCGTGTAGCTGCCGGAGTTCGGCACGAGCGCCAAGTACCGCTCGACGTACGGCACGAGGCGGGCGAACCCGTCGGATGCCTTCGGCGGCGCTGACAGCGCGAACAGCTTTGAGCCTTCCCTAATCCTCATGCACGCCCACCAGCTTCAGCATTCGCCCCAGCTCCATCGCCAAGACCTCCTCGCTCCAAGCGCCGTCGGCCATCGAGGCGACGAGCGGCAGCGCGGTCTTCTCCGATATTCCCAGCGACATCCGCACGCCCTTCTCGCACACGGCGTAGCTGTCCCAGTTCGCCTCGTTCGCCTCCCACATCTCGCGGAAGTCGCGATGCCGCATGATTCCCACCTCGCGCCCGCTCGACAGCTTGACCGCGACCATGGGCACGCGCATCTCGTTCATGGCCCACTCCGAGACGCTGCGCCACATCTTCGACGAGAGCGTGTACCGCTGCGTCTCGGTGTACTTGCAGTCCACGAGGAGGCGGGAGGTCTTCACGTCGCCTTTGTACCCCGTGAGGCGGCCAGACGCTTTAACGAGGTCGCCGCCTATGCGCCCGGCCATCTCCTCTTCCCAGAGCTGCCAGCCCGGTTTGCCGTAAGACATTTGCCCCCCCCTATTCCTTGAACTCGCCAGCGCCAGCGTCGGCGGTCTTCAGGTAGCTTTCCGATTCTCCGATGACGACGGCCATGGTGTCGTCGTGCACGGCCTTGGCGAACTCCGGGTTGTCGCGCAGAAGGCCAACCATCTTCGCCTTGCCCTGCGCCTTCACGAAGCCCTTCTCGCCCTCGGTGCCGTAGGACATCCACGAGCCGGACGTTTTCAGAACGCCGTAGGATACCGCCAAGTCCACGAGGCTGTCGGCGCTGTCAACGCCGAACGGATGGTCTGGCGTTTCGGTGTAGTAGAACATGTACCCGGCCTCGCGGTACGGCGTTGCCAGCTTGTTCTTCCGGTTGCGCGTGATGATGCGCGTGCCGATCTTGACGCGCTCGCCGTGGATGTCGGCCCACTTGATGTCGTCGGCCTTGCCGGATGCCCTGATCTCCGTGATGGTCTTGCACATGTGCTTCAGGCCCTCTCCGCCGGAGATGATGAGGCCTCCGTGGGGCGACTTCAGGTTGATGCGGGCTTGGCCTATGTAGATGATGACGGGCAGCACAACGTCCGCACCGGCGCGCTTGGCGTTGCTTATGCGGGTAAGCTCCGCGTTCACGCGGTTCACCATGCGCGTGATGACCCCGGCGCTACCGGCGACCTGCATGGCGTTAGCGTCGCCGCCGTCGCCCTTCTTGCCATCGACCTCAACGCCGCGCGCGACCGCGCCCAAGCTGTCAACCACGATCACGTCGAAGATGCCCTCGCGGATGATCGCGCAGAGGCTGTTGGCGGCGTTCTCAACGGTGTCGGGGGTCGAGACCCACACGCGGTTCTTGCGCGGGTTGTCGTAGTCGAACTCTATCCCGTCGAACTTCTCCAACCATTGCGGGGTTACGCTTCCCTCGATGTCCACGATGCACGCAAGCGCCTTCGGGTCGAACGACAGGAGACGGCCTATGGCGCAGTTGATGAGCGACGACTTGCCAGCCGAGTACTCGCCCATCACCATGTGCTGGTGCCCTCGCATCCACCCTCCGCCCAGCGCCGCATCGAGCGTGTCCGCGCCGGTCGATATTACGCCGACCGAGTAGTCTATCTGCTGGGTCGGCACGAAGAACGAGCCGGGAGCCTCGTTCTTCAGAAGGTTGTCCAAACCTTTCTCCCTGTTCAGTCCCATCACATTGCCTCTCTTTCTCTTTGCGGGACAACCGGCATGAAGTGCTCTAGCACGTAGTTGTCCTCGTCGTTTCTAAGCTGCTTCTTCACCTGCATCAGGAAGTAGCAGTCCTGATCGCCGCGTATGTGGCGCTCGATCATCCCCCATATGTCCGTGAAGCACGTCACGTCGATCTGCGTGCCGTCCATGTCGCATTTGAGGAACGCCATCGGCCTGCCCTTCTTGGTGACGATTCGCTTCACGTCCTCCAACAGCACGAGCACGTTTGCGCACGCCTCGTACGCAACGTCGTCAAGCTCGTCGGCGGAGCAGATCGAGGCCGCGTAAGGCTCGACGGCCCGCAGAACGTCCTCGTACGGGTCGAAGGTCAAGGGCATGCCTATGGCGCTCTTCTCCATCTCTATGATCTCGTCCTTGGTGAAGTCCGGCTGCTCCTGCGTGAACCGCACGGTCGAAGCGTCGCCGAACAGGTTGGCGCTCATGTCGTTGTTCTCGAACCTGTGCAGCAGGTCTTTCGCGTTGGGATGCCACTCGCGGAAGAACCTGTTCTTGACGAGGATGCGGACGACACCGTTGTTCGCGCCGCTGCGCGACTTGAAGTCCTCGAAGTCGGCGTAGGGCGCTCCCGCGAAGATGCTGCGCACGGCCTTCTCCCCTATGCCCTTCAGCGAGCCGATGCCGATGGCGATGGTGCGGTCGTCGAGGATGGCCCAGTCGTCCGATATGTTCGTCACCGACGGCATCGTGATCTGGAAGCCCTTCTTGCGGGCCTCGCGCATGTACTTCGGAAGCGCCTTCGGGTCAACCGTCTGGAAGCAGGCGCAGTAGAACTCGACGGGGTACATGAACTTCATCCACGCCGTCCAGAAGGTGATCTTCGCGTAGCTGTAGCTGTGGGCCTTGTTGAAGGAGTAGAGGCCCGATGCCTTGATCTGGTTGAAGATCACGGTCGCGTCCTCCGCCGATATGCCGCTGTGCCGCACGCACCCCTCAACGAACTTCGGCTCCTCCGCCTCCATCTCGCGCAGCTTCTTCTTGCCGATGATCGAGCGCATGTGGTCTGCCTCCAAAGGCGTGTAGCCCGCCACCTGCTGGCATATCGCCATGGACTGCTCTTGGTAGACGATGACCCCGTACGTGTCCTTCAGGATAGGCTCTAGCTGCGGCACGACGTACGACCCCTGCTCCCGCCCCAGCTTGCGGTTGATGAACACCTGCAACATCCCCGCGAGGATAACGCCGGGGCGGTAAAGCGCCACGATTGTTGACAAGTCCATGACGGAGCGCGGGGCGAGCTGCTGCGCGCAGGCCGTGATGTCCTTGCCGCCCATCTGGAAGATGCCCAGCGTGTCGCCCTCGTCGAACAGCCTCCACACCCCTTCGGGGGCCTGCGCGTCTTCGAGGGCGCGGAAGTCGATGCGCACGCCGTGGCGCTGCTCGACCATCGCCCGCGCGTTCGCGAGCGTGGACAGGTTGCGAAGCCCCAGAAGGTCGGCCTTCAGGAAGCCCAGCGCCTCGATTGCCACCTTGTCGAACTGCGCCACGATGTCGCCCGTCTTCAGCGACAGGCGCGTGGGCATCGCGCTCGAAAGCGGTATGGGGGAGACGACGTAGCCAGCCGCGTGCTGCCCCCACTGGCGCGGCACGCCGATGAGGCGCGAGACGTATTTGAAGACGTTGGGGAAGCGCTGCATCATCGTGTCCAGCTCGCGGCGCTCCTTGTCGGACAGTATGTCGAGATGGTCGAGCCATTCCTTCGGGTTCTTCAGGGCCTTGTCGAACCGTTCCAAGGTCGCCTTGCAGCGCAGGGCCTCTTGGTGCGGGAGGCGGTAGTAGCGCGCCAAGTCCTCGAAGGCGTTCTTTATGCCGAACGTCCCGACGGTGCCCACCGCGCACACGTGGTCTTTGCCGTACTTCTCGTTCAGGTAATCGACGACGCTGTGGCGACCGGCCACGTCGAAGTCGAGGTCGATGTCGGGAAGGCTGTCCAGCCGCCCTTCGTTGAGGAAGCGCGAGAAGATCAGGCCGCGCCCCATCGGGTCAACTTCGGTAATGCCGGTTGCCCAGCAGAGTATGGAGGCGGCGCACGACCCGCGCCCCGGCCCGACCTCCACGCCGTGCTCCTTCGCCCAGCGCGTGTAGTCGGACACGATCAGGAAGTAGTCCGCCAGACCGTTGTCAACGATGATCGGGAACTCGTTCTCCGCCACGTCCTTCAGGTACGGCACGAGCCGCGCCTTGTCGCCGCCCCTGTACTTGATCTTGTGGGGGTCGTCGTCGGGCAGCACCTCGCACCCACCGGCCTTCTCGAACAGCCCCTTCGCCGTGAGGTACTTCAGGTACTCCCCGCTGTCGTCCCATCCCTCCGGCAGGGGGAACTTCGGAACCTTGTGGGAGCGGTCGAGGTCGTATTCCTCGATCATCGAGAGAAGGTGGTCTACGCCGTCGAAGCAGCGCTCCAAGTCCTCGTCGCCGATGTAGGCGAGGCGCTGGCGCACCTCGGCCTCGTCCATCATGTAGTAGTCCTGCTTCATGTGCATGTGCGTCTCGTCGTAGTGCTTGCCCATGTTGCAGCCGAGCATGACGTTCTGCAAGTCGCAGTCCTGCGGGGTGACGTAATGGCTGTCGATTGCGTAGATCGTGCGGATGCCGTGCCGCTTCGCGAAGTCGAGCAGCCACATGTTGACGCTGCGCTGCTCCGGCTCGCTGTTCGTGTGAATCTCGATGAAGAACTCGTCGAAGATGGCCCGGAACCGCTCGGTGAACTCCAACGCCATCTTCTCGTCGTCGGCCTTCGCGGCCCTCGACAGGGCACCGGCGAGGCATGCGGAGCCGCATATAACGCCCTCGCGGCGCTCTCCCAAGTCCTCCCACAGCGCGTTGGTGTACGCGTCCTTCCCTTCCTCGTGCAGCCAAGCCTTCGACGAGATGTCCCAGAGGTTGTGAAGCCCCTCCAAGTTGCGCGCCCAAAGGGTCAGGTGGAAGCCCTTCTTGTTCGTGTTGTGGTACACGCCGTCCTTCAGGTACAGCTCGCTTCCGAGTATGGGCACGATGCCGTTGCGCTTCGCCGCCTCGAACATGGCGTAATGGCCCACGCAATGGCCGTGGTCGGTTATCGCCTGATAACGGCTCCCGACCTCGACCGCGCGCCTGCACATGTCCTCCGGGTCGGCGAGGCCGTCTAGGAAGCTGTAGTAGCTGTGCGCGTGAAGGTTCGCGAACTGATGAGGCATTCCGTGCCCCCCCCTATCCATGTCTCTCGATTAAATAATCGGGAGGGACTTCGCAGCCCCTCCCTAGAACGCGTCTGCTAAAAAGGGATATCCTCGTCGTAGACGGAAGCGCCGACGCTACCGGCAGCGTCAGTCCACGGCACCGGAGCAGCCGGTTGCTGCGGCGCGGCCTGCGCGGGCTGCGAGAACTGCTGCGTCGGAGCGGCGTACCCCGGCTGCACGGGCGCTCCGTAGGCGGCTGCGGGCTGGGCGGCTGCTGCGAGCGTGCTCTGGGCGGCACCGGCGAGCGTCGAGGGCGCATAGCCCGGAACCGCACCGTCTTCCGGCGTGAAGCCGGGGACGTAGATTCCCTTGCTCGTGTAGTACTGCGGCGTGCCCTTGAAGGAAACGTGCTCCGCGAGGGTGCGCGTCATGTACGGACGGTAGCGCTCGATGTCCACCACTTCGGCGGGGCGCTGAATCTTGGTCACGACGTAGGTGCGCATGTCGCTGCGGTACACCTCGTAGTCGTAGTACGTGATCGGGTCGCAGAAGTCGTCGTCCTTGCTGGTGAGCTGCGCCCAGAAGTTGGAGTACGCCTGATCGACGATCACGACGTTCGGCACCATCGCGCCGTTGCGCTCCACCATCTCGTCCTCGATGCTCACGATCTGCTCGACCGGCATGCCGCGCCCGTCGGTTCCGCGCTCGCGGTTCACCTTGCGGATGACGGCGTAGGCGCACATGCGGTCTTGCGGGACGTTGGCCCCCATGTACTTCGTGCCGTCGCGCTTCGTCTTCTCGACCTGCGTCTGGCACAGGGGGCACGCGTAGGGCTGGTTGTTGTCGATGTCGTCGAGGCACAGGACGTAGCCCCCGTTCGGGATGTAATGGAAGCCGCCGCCGCGCACGCCCTCCTTCACCGTGATAACGTCGGTGTCCGCGAAGGGGCGCTGGCAGATGGGGCACACGGGGTTCTGCCCCGTCTGCTCCTTCGTGCGGTTCCACATGTCCTGCGGAATCTCGATGTTGCACGAGCATCCGACCGACGCGTGGTTGACCACCACGTTGTCCACCATCGGGGACAGGAAGCGCAGCACCGCGCTCGAACCTATGTCCAGCTTGAAATAGCCGTAGCCCGAAGAACCCTTGTTCTCCGCGTTCTGCGCAAGGCGCTCTACCAATGAACTCATATCGTTCCTCTTTCTCGTTGTTGTTTCTCGAACAATGCCATCAGGACGTGCGCCATGTACTTTTGGGCTTTTCGACCACTTTCGATCATGAAGATTCTTTCGGTCTCTATCGCATATTGACGTTCGACGCGCTTCCTGATGCCCACCTCTACCTGCATTCGTATCCTGCGCACCTGCGCAGCTTCAAGAACGTACTGTGCCCAAGCATCGACCTCCGTCTCGTCCTCGTCGGACATCACCATGTCCGGCTCCTTGTAATATGCCGTCCTCGCGCCGCGAGGCGGCGCGACAGGCCCTATCTCGACCCGCTCCGGCACCAGCGCCACTTCCACGCTGAACGCCGTCGCAGGCGGTCTCGCATCGTACTCCGCCCTAGCCGACGGGTCGGTGAGCGTCCGGTAGGCCCTGTACACCTCCACGAACTCGTCTTCCGAGCCTCCGTGGTCGGGGTGGGCCTCCATGAGGCGCTTCTTCGCCGCCTCCTTCAGCTCGGCATCGTCGGCATCGGGCGGCACGCCTATGAGGCGGTAGTAGCCCTCCGAATCGTGGCGCGCCCTCGGCACGTGCACCATCTCGGTGCCCGACCAGAAGAACGCGTCGCCGCCCGTCGCCGAGAGAACCAGCCCCCTAGGGACGGTCTTCGCCCTCTGGGGCTGCTTCGGGCGCGGCGCTTTCGTCAAGATCGACGACCTGTTCGGAACCCTCACCCTCACCATCGGCTCCCGCCTTCCGCTCCTCCTCGGCGACCTTCACCGCCGACGGCTTCTCCGCACTGTACTTCCTGAACGCCATTTCCGTCTCCTTTCGTCGGGGCGGCAATCATACCATGGCTGTAAGCCAAAAGTTAAAACAAAAAGTTAAGAATACGCCCATGACGGCACGACTTCCCTTCCGTACACCGCCTCCCAGCATTCGCGCTTCGTCATCGCCGCCGGGTCGTCCCGCGTCGGAAGGACGGAGAAGACCTTGCAGAACGGCTCCAACATGCGCATGGCACGCAGCGTACCGGCGTGGCCCGCCTCGTCCGGGTCGTAGAAGACCAGCACGCTGTCGAACTTCTGGCGTATCAGGCGGGCCTGACCGTCGGACAGCTGGCACCCGAACGATGCCACCGGGTTGGGGAAACCGTACTGATCGAGCATGATTGCCGAAAGCGGTGCCTCCACCAAGATGCAGCTGTCGCCCTGCGAAGCGTTGTCGTATCCGAACAGGATGATCTCGCGAGCCATGTCCTTGCTGTGGAGCCACTTCGGGAACACGTCGTTCGTGAGGGCGCGGGCCGTCCACCCGACCAGCTTGCCGCCGAAGAAGACGGGCACGACGGCCCTGTTCATCGAAGGGTCGTAGCCGAGCCTCCACTTCGCCACCGTCTGGTCGTTAAAGCCGCGCTCGCGCCAGTACGGGCAATCGTGCCTAGTCCACTCCTCAACGTCGCGCTCCAACGGCGTGAGCGTCACGGACTTGTATGAGCTTCCCGCCATGAGCTGCTGAATCTCCGAGAACGACAGGTCGCCGTACAGGAGCCGGAGCGCCTGCGAGCGCGAGCATGAACGCTGCCTCATCACCAAGCCCGCAGCGTCCCCGCTGAAGCCGCAGCTGAAGCAGTGGTGGCGCAGCGTGTTCAGGTTGATCGACCACGACGGCTTCTTGTCGCCGTGCCGATGGTTCTCCGGGCACGGGCACGATGCCCACAGCTCGTCCCCGCTGATATATGAGTTCTTCAGCTCCAAAAGGTCTATCAGCTTAGACGAATGAACCGGTCGCACATCGCACCTCCTCTTATGCCGCATCGTCGATTATTTTATCGGATGTTAAAGAAAAAGTAAAGCAAGAATTAAGACAATAATGAAGATTATCGGATGGTGCGCGGGTTGCCGTTGTCGTCCCTCATGAGGTCGATGAGGGCTTGGTACTTCAGCTCCCATCGCAGCTTGTAGCCCATCCTCCCGTAACGTCGGGTCTTCAGCGTGACGAGCTTCATCACGCTTATGTTCTCCTCCTCCTCGGTGCACCCCAGCGCCCAGATAACGTCCGCAAGCTGCTCGACAACCGACGAGTGCGCGATGTCCTGCGCGGTGCCTATGCCGTCCTTCGCGTTCTTAACGCCCTCTCGCGTCATCTGGTGGAGCAGCAGCACCGGCATCTTCTGGTTGTCCGAAGGCGACGCTATGAGGTTCTTCAGCGTGTAGATGCAGTCAGCCGTCTGCTCGTAAAGCGACTGAATCTTCGGGTTCTTCTTCACGAACTGAAGCTGGTCGATCACGACGAAGTTGCATCCGCACATCTTGGCGTTCTGGATGAGGGCGCTCGGCGTGCGCTCCGGCATGGGCGGCTGGTCGATGACGAGCTTTCCGGGCAGGCCGCCTATCTCGTCGCGCGCCCTGTCGAGGGCCTGAACGTAGCGCGGCATCTCGATGCCCTTCAGGAACTTATCGACGGGAACCACGATCTGATCGCGGTTGACGTGCAGAAGCTCCGTGCGCCGCCCGATGTCGTAGGGGTCTAGCTCCAAGCTGGCGAAGTAGACGTTCCATCCTTGCCGCGCCGCCTCCAAGGCGGTCTTGGCGGCGAACCACGTGTTGTGCGTCACGATGTAATCGTCCGTCAGGTAAAGATGCTCCGGGTCGTCAACCATGATGCATTGCATCTCCGTGTCGAAGCCCAAGTCCTCGACATCGACTATCGAGACGTAGCGGTGAAGGAACTTGCGATTCGCAACGGCATCGTGCGCGCGCTCGCGACATTCGTGCTTGCCGGATGACGTGATGCTTTCGGCGGTCATCACCGACACAACCCATTCGTCCGACTTACCGGCACGGCGTTTCATTCGCGCCCGCGCGCACATTCCCAGCGAGCGGCACAACGACACGACATCATCAGCAAGCCTCTTTGAAGCCGTCGAGTAGGTCTTGCCTCCGTTGCCCATCATGCACCCGTCCGTGTCCATAAGGCCGCGAAGCAGGTCAAAACGCTGCTCTGCCGATGCTCCAAGGTAGTCGGCTGGAATGAACTTCTCATAAGATTTCACGTTCAGCCCAAGATCGACGACCGCGCTTGAAAGCGGGTTCATGTTCCACTTCGGCAGGTACGATATTCCATAAGAGCAGTTATCGGCGTTGACCTTCTTGACAGCGTAGTCTTCGCCCAGTCTCTCGCAAAGACTGTTCACCACATCGTCCTCGACGCTCGAAAACGCAAGCGAGCCTCCGGGAACCTGTGATAGGCATCCGTCGCCGATGAGCACGCCGAGCACGTAGGGGTCGATTGGAAGCTCCTTGCGCGACATCTCAACGGCATCATTGACCGGCACCCTCCAACGATACGCCTTGCCGCTCATCAGGCCACGCGCGATCATCTCGCCGAGCGTCATGGTGCGCTCCGAAACGCAAGGAATGCCGTTCGCCTTCGTCTTGTACGCCGTCGTCCACAAATGGTCGATGCAGCAATCGGCATGTCGCCCGTCGGCAAGATGCACCCGGTACGCACGCTTTTTGCCCTGCGGGTACACTCCTATAACCCGTGCAAGCGTGCCTCGGCGCGTTCGCACCTTGTCGCCTACGCGAATCTCGCCCATCGGCTTGAACCCATGCTCCGTGAGAACCTTCGAGTAAAGCGGCTGGGCCTTGCCCTTGCCCGTCGGGGCGACGAGAACCGCAAGCTCGCCGGGCTTGATGCCGCCCGTCTCCACGTTCAGCTCCTCGAAGGGGTACGGCGCGCCGACCTCGGCCAGCTTCGCGTTCGCCATCTTCTTGTACAGCTCCATGCTCTCGCCGTCGCCGTACACGATCTTCTGCTGCCTCGGCGTTACGTTGTCAACGATCACGGACAGGGTGTCGCGCAGCATCTTCACCTTCTGCTCCGCGTCAAGCCCCATGTTCTCAACGCCCATGCGCAGCGCGTCGGTAAGCTGGAACTCGCAGTACTGGTCTTTGAGCTTCTTCGACAGGTACGACGGCGCGGCACCTGCCGCCCCCTGCGTCAGCGCGTCGTAGTCGGGGAACCGCTCGCGCAGCACGTCGAGCGTGGGCGCTCCCCTCATGGCCGCGAAGTTCAGGAAGTAGTCGCTGGCGAAGCTGTACATCTCCGCCATCTTCGGGTCGGCGAACTGCGACGCGTCGATGCCCGATTGGTAGTAGACCATGAGGGCGTTCGGGTCGGTCAAGGTCGCGGCGATCTCCGTCTCTACGTCGAGGGCCATTACCATATCCTCCCGCCGCGTCGGCGCTCGCGCGCTTTCTCGCGCATGTCCTCGCCGTCCACGCGCACGAGGTCGAAGCTCTCCGTGAACAACGATAGGACGTACTTGTTGTAGGCGGTCTCCAACCCCGAAGGGCACGACAGGTTCGTCGTGACGATGGTGGGCCGCGACTGCTGCGTGCGCACGCGCAGAAGGTTCTCGATCTGCCCTATGGCGTAGTCGGTGCCCTTCGCGCCGAAGCCTCCCTCTATCTCCTTGCCGAGGTCGTCTAGGACGAGGACGCGGGCAGCGTCTATCTTGCGCTTGTACCACTTCGCGTACTTCGCGTTGTTCCACCCCCGCTTCGTGTTCTCGATGTAGTCCTTGGCCGTGGTCATGTAGCACTCGATGCCGCGCCGCACGGCCTCCTTCAGGGCGAAGGAGGCGAGCATCGTCTTCCCCGTGCCAGCCTTGCCGAACATGACGAACCCGCGCCCTTCGAGCATGTTCACGTCGAGCGCGTCGATGTATCCCTTCACGAACGCCTGCGCGTTCCGGTCTCCGAAATAGTCGTTCCAGTTCAAGCGCTGGTAGGTGAGGCCGATGCCCGCGTTCAGGTAGTGCTTGTAACGCTGTAGCTGGTCGGCGCAGTTGCACCGCATCAGCGCGCCGTCAACGACCACCGTGCCGTCCACCCCCTCGCCGCAGTTCTTCATGCAGGTGGGGCAGAAGTACAGGTGGCTCGCTCCGAGGTCGGGGTAAACCTCGTACAGCTCGTCAGCGTCGTCCTGCGACAGCGCCATGTCCACGAGGGCCGAATCTTCGAGCCTCCCCGTCACATCCATAGGTTCTCCTTGCCCTCGTCCGCCTTCAGCTCCGTCAGCGCAAGATCGGTGAGCCACCGGAATCGCTTCGAGAACATTTCCTTGCCAACGGGGTTCCCGCGGTTGCGCCCCTTCCACTTCGAGAAGACGAACCGAGTTATCCTCGCCGCGTCCTCCGCGCCGTAGTCGCGGACGAACTGCTGCACGCTGCGCATCACCGGCGCGGTGAACATGGTGCGCTGCTGCATGGGGTCTACGTTGAAGAACTCGATGTAGCCCTTGCGGAAGATGTCGAACACCTTCCTCGCGTCGTCGTCCGTCGCGTATATGTTATGCGGTGTACCCGCTATCGCCGCCAAGTCCACTGGCATCACACACCTTGCCTATAACGTCTGCGGCCTCCTCCGGCCCCAGCTCCAACACAACCCCTCCGAAAGGCCCCCACAGGCTCTCTCCGACCTTGAAAACGAAGTCCAGAGGGAAGGCACCGTAAACCGCCTCATGCTCCTCTAGCAGCGTCCTGTACGGCTCGCCGCCGTCCGTGAGGTCTGCAACGTCGAACGGCGTGTCCCGGTGCACGACCAGCTGCAACGGGCGGTACAGATGGGCGAGGCCGCGCACGGCCTCGTTGACCATCATCGCGTCGCATAGGAGCTGGTTCACCGAGAAGGCCGCTGCGGCCACGTCGCCCATGGCGAACGGGGTCTTCCTGCGGTACACCTCGAACACGCTGTTCGCATGCCTCACGCAGGGGACGAACCGGCGGGCGAACGCCGCGCGCTCCAACGCGTCACGGCCACGTTGAGAATCATCGCCGCGCCGCCGCCTGCTGCTGCGCGAGCATCGCCTTGTTGGCGATCTTCTGCGCGATGCTGTCTATCTCCTCCTCGCAGATGGCCTCGCAGTCATGGTTCATCTGGTGCATGACGGCGGCGAGGTATTCCGTTGGCGGGTAGCCGGGGCCGATCTTGGCCGTCAGGGCCGCGCCCTTCTTTATCCAGTCGCCGTTGGGGGACTGGATGGAGAAGTTCACGCTTATCTCCGCCTCGACATGGTACACGCCGAGCTGCGCCGTGGTCTGCGGCTGGCCCTGCTGCGGCGCGGTCTGCTGCCCCTCCATGCTACTTCACCACCAGAGACGATGCGATCTTGCCTTGCGCGGCGGCCTTCTCGTCGGCCTTGGAGAACTGGCGCAGCATGGTCTTGAAGGTGGCGGGGACGCTCACGGAGACCTCCGGGTCGTCGAACAGCTCCTTCGGCACCTTCAGGTTCTGGCCGAGCATCGCCTGCTCCAACTTCGCCTCGTCGATCTCGCGGGGCATCGAGACGGGGCGCGTGACCGACTTGAAAGCGTCCCAAGCCCTGCCGCTGCGGTCGTTGATGTCCTCTTCGTAGAGGCGGCACAGACCGGCGAGAAGCCCCTGCTCGGTGATGTCAACGGCCTCCTTGCGCGCGAACTCGCGGCACACCTTCTTCTGCTCCTCCATGCCGTACACGGACACGGGGGTTCCGTTGTCGGTGTACTCCTCCGTGAGGCGCGCCGCCTCTTCCTTCATGGCCTCGTATTCGAGTTCGGCGATCTCCGCCGCCTTCTTCTTCTCGGCGTACAGCTTCACGAAGGCGTTTGCCTTCGCCGGGTCTGACAGGTCTTTGGGCTGGTAGTCTTGGATTGCGAGGACTTCCTTGCCGACCTTGATGATCTCTGCCATCGTTCCATCTCCTTTTGTTGGTTGCAATGACAAGTCATATGTTAAACGGTCTCGCGACCGTTGTAAAGATAAAAGTTAAGAATAAAAGTTAAGACTTACTGCACGACATCCCATGTCTCGCCGCCGTCTGCGGACTGCGTGATGAAGGTGCTCGGCGGGAAGTTCGCGACGGCGTAGTCAACCATCGCCTTCAGCTTGGACGGGTCTCGGTCGAATATCTCGAAGCCGATCTGCGGGGCGCTCCCCGACTGCGCCATCACGGCCAGAAGCTCCAAGCCGGTGCAGGTGATGCAGTCCCACGAGAAGGCCAGCCAGCCGATGCCGTGGTTAAGCTCTACGGCGCGGGGGTCGTCCGTCCACACGTAGTTCGTCCTCATGTTCTCCGGCGTGCGCGCCAGCCACACGTTGATGCGCGCCGCTACGAATCTGCGTCCCATTCCCGCTCCTTAAAAGCCGAGTAAGTATTCCATGTCGTTCATCATATCATTCTCGCCAGCCGCTTCATACTCGCCTATGCCCATCTCCTGCGCCAGCGCCTTGCGGCCCGCCATGGTCTCCTCTATGCGCTCCTCGATTGTGTCGCGCGTCACGAAGCGGTATATGGTCACGCAGTCGTGCTTGGAGCTGATGCGGTGGATGCGGTCGCTGCGCTGCTGGTAGCGCGAATGCAGCGGCGGCGTGTCGTAGTGGAGCAGGTAGCGCCCCTCCGGAAGGTCTATGCCCTCGCGCCCAGCGTCGGACATGAGCATGAGGTTGTAGGTGCTCCCCTCTCGGAAAGACCGCTCGATCACGCCGCGCTGCGCGTCCGTCTGCCCTCCCATGTACATGAGCGGGCGGTAGCGCTCCAAGTGCTTCGACAGCGGTATGAGGCAGTTGTGCGTGTGCTGGGCGAACACCACCATCTTCTCGCCGCCTCCCATGATCTGGTCTACCAGCTCCTCGGTCGCCTTCAGCTTCTCGCTGTTCTTAGACCCCGCAAGCTCCGGCGCGTGGCGCTGCACTATCCGGCGAATCTCGCGCAGCTGCTCGTCCCAGAACGGGTTGTCGCCTTCGTAGCGCCACACGTCCTCCATCAGAAGAACCTCCGGCATCCTGCACACGCGCTGAAGCATGAGCATGAACAGCGAGCGCTGCTTCTCGTCCCGGTCTACGCTGCCGCCGTACGCGGCGATCTCGTCGTACAGGGCGCGCTCCGGCGGCGACAGCTCCAAGTCAAGCACGATCTCCTGACGCTTGGGGAACTCCGCCGCTATCTCCGGGTTGGTCTTCTCCGCCATGAACACGCGGGGAGCCGAAAGCAGCCCCATAACGTCGAGGTTCTGGAAGCCGAGGTAGCGGTTCCACATGTCGCGCTCGCCGTTGCCGTACGTGAAGTAGTGCTCGAAGTCCTTCACGGTGCCGTAGATCGAGGCATCGAGGATGCGCCATTCGTTGTAGTAGTCCTCCGGGCTTTTCTCCAACGGCGTGGCGGTCAGGCCGCACTTGAACCTGATGTCGAGCGTCTTTTCCAGCTTCTTGAACTTCTGGTGGCGGGGCCGCGCTCGGCTCTTCAACCGCTGAACCTCGTCGTACACGAAGAAAAGGTGCTTCCCGCGCAGGGCGCGCTCTATGAAGTTCCAGTCCTTCGTGTTGGTTCGGTCGTAGTTGACGACCCATATGTCGGAATCGTCGGTGTTGTACCACGCTTGGCGCTTCGCGGGCTTCGCGTTGCGGTTGACCGTGCCGACCGTCAGGCTCGTCGCCTTCTCCAACCACGGCACCCACTGCTTGACGAGCGGGGCCGGGCAGAACACCACGATCTTATCGACGGTGCCACGGTCGAACTCGCGCACGGCGAGCATCGTCCCCATGGCCGTCTTCCCCGTCCCGCACGAGCATATGAGCATGGTGTTGGGAACTCCGTCGAGCGCGTGGCCGCATCTGTTCTGGAACCTCTTCAGCTCGAACGGGAGCGTGAGGGACGGAGATTCGATGGGCGATTCGTCGCGCACCTGCCGCAAGCGCTCCGCCGCCCGCTCCGTGAACATGACCTCCATCGTCCTCGCCATGGTCTGGCACAGCTCGACGATGCGGTCGGAGTTCTTCAGCAGATGGTCGCGGGCGAGTATCCCGCTGTGGACGAACGGCATCAGCGCCGCCTCGTCGCCGTTGATCTTGAACTGCCCTCGGAACTCCTCGGACAGGTCAACGCAGACCGTCTCCTTCAACGCGCCTCCATCTCCCTTGGCTTTCCTCTAGTGTAAGACAAGAAGTTAAGAAAATCAAGTAAAAGAAGAACCCCCTCGGATTGCCGTAGGGGGTTCTCGGCGCTCATTCAAGCAAGGAGATGGAATCACGCCTCGCTCATTATACCTCATCAGAAGAAGGAATACATGTAGTTTATCGTGTGCGTCGTGCTTCCCCCGACCGCGCTCTTGTACGTCACGACTATCTCGCCGTGCGAAAGGTCGATGGATGCCGGGAACGTCAGCGCTATGTCCTTCCCGACCGTGGCCGTTATGCCCGTCTGGGCCGTCTCGGAGCCGGGGTAGAAGCCGTTCACCTTGACCGACGATATGAAGGCCGTCGGCAGGACGGAGGGGTCGTAGCTCGCCTCCCCTTCGTATATGACGTACGCGCTGACGTGTATGGTGCGCGCCTGCACGCCGATCATGTTGAGCTGGTCGGTGACGCGCAGCCCGTCGGGGCCGACGTAGTACACGTCCGCGTAGCTGGCGATGGCGTTGAAACTCGCGGTCTTCGCCGCCACTCCGGGGAAGGTGATTCCGAGCGTGTTGTTCGAGGTCGTCGCCGTCCCCTTCCAATGCACGAGGTAGTCGTTCCCCGCCACCGTCTCGAAGTCGGCGAGCGTCTTTGAGAACGTCGGCTTGTAGGCGCTCATGTACTTGTCGTGGACGCTCTTCACGTCCCCCGTTGACAGGCTCAAATGCGGGTTCAGCAGCACGTAGGAAGACGTGCTCCATATCGCCGCGCCGAAGCTGGCGCTCGGAAGGTAGAACTCGGCTCCGTCCATGCTGCCCTGCGCGTCCGAGTAGTAGAAGTAGCCTGGGTCGAACGCCGTGATGGCGGCCAGAGAGCTTGTTATGGCGAGCGTCGCCGTGCTCTGGTTCACCTTGACCGTGAGCGTCGCCGTGCCAGCGGCCACGTAATCGACGGAGCAGGTCTTGCCGACGGTCATGCGGAACGCCGTCGTGTTGCTTATCGTCCACGTCGCCGCCGACGAGCCGTTGCGCGTGTCGTACCGGATGTCGCCGATGACGTAGGTCGCGTAGAACTCGTTCGTGTAGCTCACGTAGTCCGTCGCGCCGAGGCGGTTGATCTTCAGCTCCTTTATGTGGGGGTCGAGCGCAGCGCCGGAGCTGTCGATGGCGGAGACCGTGTACGTCTTGGAAGGGTCGTAGTTCTCCAACTGGTAGGAGGTGAGGCGCGTCTTGCCCACCAGCTCGTCGTCCGCGTAGATGTAGTAGACGAACACGCCGTTGCCGCCCTTCGCCTCCGTCCACGTCGCATAGCCGACAATCGACACGGCGAAGTCGCTCTCGCCGTCTGCGGTGTTCCACGTGAGCGCGTCGGGCGCTCCGAGCTGGTAGTCGGGCTGCGGTATGATGGCGAAAGCCTGAAGCCATTCCTCCGGGTTGTTGCTCATGACGCGCGCCTTCAGCGTGTTCGTCGGGCGCGGGAGCGTCATCCGGGAGTAGGCCTTGTTCGGAAGGTCGTACCACTGGTACCACTTGTTGCCGCCGTCCGGGCTGAACTCCCACAGGAGGTTCGAGTAGAGGAACATCGAGTTGTCGAACCACGCGGTTCCCGCGCCGGTCGTGTACAGATCGAACGAGAGGCCCACGCTCTCCGTGGTGTCGTCGTTCTTGCCCCAGCTGCGCCCCTTCTCCATCTCCTGCGGGTAGTAGCCGAACGTCTGGCGCGTATGGTACTCCGGGCCTTCGCCCTGCGGGCCGATCTCGTCGAGGACGGCGAACATGTTAGCGCCCGTCGTCGCGCGCGGGTCGGTGGGCGGCTCGAACGTGGGCGACCACGCCGACTTGGTGCGGGCGAAGAAGCGGGCGGCCTCGTCCACCGTCTTGCGCTCGCCGATGCCGGTCTCCACCGACGGGTCGAACACGTTGTAGGAGTATTCGCCGAGCCGCCTCTGCCCGTAGCGCACCATGCGCACGAAGCCCTTGGCGGGCTTCCCGTCCTCGAAGCAGTTTCCTATCCTCATCGTAGGGTTCACAGCGTCCTCCATTTGCCGCGAGCGAAGACGTAGACCGCCTCCGATTCTCTCCACTTGCCGTTGACGTACACGCTCGCGAGGCCCTGATGCCATCTCGCGCCGTTCGGAACGTCGTAGCGCCATATCAGGCCGCCGTAGTAATCGACGACCGCCTGAACGTCCGCGCCGTTGCGCATATGAACCGCGCGCCCCTTCGCGTCGTAGGAGCGCAGCGTGAACGTCTGGGAGGTGCGCGGCCTCTGCCGCTTCAAAGCCACCTCGACCGACTTGATTCCGGCCTGCTCGCTTCGGGCATCGGATGCCTTCCACGAGCGCACGAGGCCGTCAACGCTCCCCACAAGCTCGTAGCGCGCCACGGGGTAGGAGCCGTCTTCCCAGCCGGAGTAGTAGAACCTCACGGTCTCCCCGGCGCACAGAACCTCGTTCCGCGTTCCCCTGCGACCGATGCACCAGAGCTGCGTCGGGCCGTAGCTGGGTATCTCGAAGTAGGACACCGCGTCAGACCAAGCGACCTGCTTGCTCCACGCCTGACCGTCGTAGGTGCGGATGCCGAAGAACAGCTTGTCGCCCGTCTTGATGTCGAAGAACGACGACGGCTGCACGCTCGCCGACGTGCTGCCGATGCCCTCGACCGCGCGCACGAACTTCGCGTGCTGCGCAACGGTGTCGGGGTTGCGAGCGCCCGACGGCACCGAATCGCCACGGTATACGAACAGGTCGTACCCCTTCGCGCCGTTGCAGCGGTTCCACGACACCGCCACGGGCTGCGTGGCGGCTTGGATTATCTCGATCTTCGGAGGCTCGGCCTTGACATACGACGGGGTTGCGGGGCGCGGGTACGCGCCCTCGTGCCACGTGACGGTGTACATGCCGTCCTTGTTGTTCATGAACGCGCCGTCCTGCGGGCACGGCCTGCTGGCGTAGTAGCCTTGGCCGTAGCGCCCTTCCCAGTTCGTGATCTCGTTGTCCTCGAAGCTGCCAGTCCACGGGCGCACGATCATGGGGCATATCGTCAGGTTCTCGTCGTCGGTTCCTATGGGAACGTCCGCGTCGAAGACGGTGTAGGGGCCGTGCCACATGGTGCCGTCCCGGTCTCCGGCCCACGAGCCGTTAAGCCCCCAGTCGGCGTACTGCCCCCAGAACTTCCGCCCGCTCTTGATGGTCGCGCTCTGGTACACGCCGTTCACCGTGCACTGGTGACCGATGGCGTAGCTGAAGAACGAGTTGTAGTACCTCATGCGAACCCAGCACTTTATGCGCACATGGGTGGAGCGCGCGGTGCGGCCCCACGTCTCCACGGTGTAGCTGTACATGGTGTTGGGCTGTCCGTTGCTCTGCGTCCAGCCCTCTAGCGGCATACCTCCTGCGAACCATCCCATGGCGCTCTCCTAGTCGATGTACTTGACGTACAAGTCGCCGTCGCGCAGGTCTTTCGGCAGCGATGCCCTGTCCGGGTCTGCGGTGCCGTAGAAGATGCGGTAGAGGTCGGTGATCTGGCTCATGGTGTGGGTGTGAACCTTGGCGGCGGCGGGAAGCGTAACGTCTTCAGCGCCGTCGATGAACGTGTCGGCAGCGCCGTCTATCTTGATCGTGAAGCCGGGGTCGAGCTTCCCCGACGCGCTGGCGCTGTCGGCGTTGGGGACGTACTCCGGAGTTGGATGGTAGTGCTGGGTCGTGACCCATCGCGTCATGCCTCCGGGCTTGCCGTCGTCCGCGCGCTTCTGAAGGTAGGCATCGACCATGAAGGTGCCGTCGGCGGGGACGGTCGCCACCACGATGGGGTCGCCGTTCTCGTCCTTGCCGACGGTTATGTTCGCGCTGCCCCCGTTCGAGACGAGCTTGGCCTTCTCGATCTTGTCGAAGATCGCGCCGCCCACCTGCTTGCGGAACAGCGCCACGTCCTGCGCGGTGTCGGCCTCCCCCTGCTGCGGGGCCGGGAAATCCCAATCTCGGTCGGCTGCGTCGATTTCGAGGGTGTAGGCCATCTTACCTCTCCTTAGTACACGCCGTTGTCGTAGACGGCTTCGTTGTACACGTTGTTTATGCACTCGCGCTGCACGCCGTCAATCCACACGTCCATGCTGCGCCTGTTCTTGTCGTTCGGGTCGATGCGCCCCGGCGCGGAATGCACCGGCTCGCTGCCCTGCTCGCCCCATTGTATCAGCACGTAGGACTTCACGCCCGCCTTGAACGGCGCGGGGCTTTTGTCCGCGAAGGTGTTCACGAAGCCGTCAGGCTCGACTATGCGCACCATGAGCTGCTGTTCGTAGGTGTAGACGCTGAAGCGCCTGCTCTCGTCCATGTAGTCGATGATGTAGCGCTCCTCGGCGGTGCCGCGCTGCCCCGACGGCACGCGGGCCAATGCCTCGTCCGGGATGTACTCGAACGTCAGGAAGCCCGCGCCAGCGTCGATGCGGAACGCCTCCTCGATCTGAAGCGACGCTTCCGCGTCGTCGATGTGAGCGCCCTTCTTCGCCTCGTAGGATATGGTTCCCCTCGGGTCGTTCACGGCCATCTCGTAGCACGGCTGCTCCAAGGGCTTGAACACCTTGTGGTAGTCCCTCATCGGCGCGCGCGTCTCGTTCGGGTTCCCGAAGTACACGTAGTACGCCCCCACGAACTGGTTGAGGTCGTAGTCGTAGTAGCCCTCCGCTTTTGTGCCTGCGGGAATCTCGTCCTGCACCCTGAACCACAGCTCCATGTTGTCCGTGATGTCGCAGTCGATCTCTTGGCACTCCACGCCGTTGTAGTAGATCACGCGGAAGTCCTTCAGGTCTTGGCGCACCATGGGCGTTGTCTGCGCCCGCAGGATGGAGAAGTCGATGTTCGGCACGAACACCGTGGTTCCGGTCGGCACGAAGCCCGACAGCGGTATGCGCAGGCGGTAGTCGTACGCGTTGCTCCACCACATGCCGCCGGTCTGGGGCGTGAACACCGTGCCGATGGTCGTCCACTTGCCGCCCTCGACTTCGTAGCGCATGTTGAACACTTCCTCGTCGGAGAGGTCTTTGCAGCGCAGGTTCCACGTCCGCGCCTCGACGCTGAACACGTCAACCTGAACCGACGCTATGGCCTGCGAGCGGACGAGCTTGCTCTGCGACTGTATGCCGATCTCGTCGCCGTCGTCGGGTGCCGGGGTGTACGGTGTCGCCTTGCTCCCCGATTCCAGCTTCAGGGTGCCCTTCCTCACCTCGACCCATTTGGTAGCGTCGTACGAAGCGAGCGAGTAGAACAGCAAGGCTTGGTAGTTCGTCCTGACGTTCGCGTTCGCCATGCTGAACGTCCATTCGTACCTGTTCCACTCGGTCTCCGACATGGCGGACGGGTTCTTCGACGCTATCGACACGTTCGGTGCCGTCTTCTGCAAGAAGTAGAACAAGCCGAACGAATCTATGTTCCCACGGTACTCGAAGGACAGCGTTACCGTCTCGCCGTCCTGCACGCAGCCGGGGAACGCGAGCGGCACCGACATGCTCACGTTCGAGTTTCCGCCGAACGTCAGGCGCAGGGCCTCCCCCACGTCGGTCAGCTTGCCAACACTTGCGTTGTACAGGCTTATCCCGTCCTGCCCGTTCGCCGTCGCCGTTATGGGCATCTCCTTGGTGAACTTCAGCAGGTTCACCCCCGGCCCGCTGGCGGGAGCGTCCATCTTCAGCACGGTTCCGGAAACGCCGAACTCGGTGCTCTCGACCTCGGCGTTCAGGCCGCTCCACTCCTCGATCATGTCGGAAGGGTGGTCGAACACCTCGCGCGGCGGGTTCTGGTTCACGGCGAAGTCGAAGCTCTTGAACGCCACCGCGCTGTTCACGTTGACGAACTCCAAGCTGTTCATCTCCTCGGTGGAGGGAACCATGCGCTCGTCTCGCGTCAGCTCGAAGCCCACGTTCTTGTCGATCACCGAAGCGTCGTTGGCGAACGCTAGGAACTCGCTGTCAGGCTCGACCGCCGCGCGAAGGCCCGACAGGCCGAACGACACCTCGCGTATGGCCGCGACGAACGCAAGCTCGTCGGAGCGCTCGCGGCGCACGGTCTTGTAGGCGTGCCGCCCGTCTTCGTAGAAGCGCATCTTCACCGTCTTGCCCTCGACCGGCTCGCGCGGCGACTGCGGAAGCTGCCGCTCGTAGCGCATGTTCTCCGCGAGGACGGAGCTGATCGCCCCGTTGTCCGTGAAGCGCCAGCTCGCCGGTGTCACCAGCGAGGGGAGGTACAGGGGGTTGTAGCTCTGCGATATGATGTCCTCGATGCCGCGCTGGCGCTCGGCCTCTTGGTAGATGTTCGACGTTCCGATGGCATCGTACACCCCGAGCCGGTCTTCGTAGATCGGGCTGTCCTGCGTGGTGAGGAGCTGGCGGTACAGCTCGGTCGCGTAGGTGCTGGCGGGCTGCTGCTCGAAGTAGTGCTTCACCTCGTAGGGGTATTCCAGCTCCTCGACCTCGATGCCGTCCGACACAACCGTGTAGGGGATGGCCGACAGGCCGGTGAACTCCAACTTGACGAACGTGCACTTGCGCAGCGGCAGCGAGTAGTCGGCGCTCTGCAAGGAGTACACGGCGGGGTACGGCTTCCACGATGCCGTCTCCCAGTCGCCGTCCTCCGTCGAGTAGACGTTCATCTGGCACCCGCCGTACACCGCGTCGATTCTCATGGAGTTCACGCGCGAGGCGTTGCCGCTCGCGTCCCTCAAATCGAACACGAGCCATTCTAAGGCGCTCTGCGTGACGTTCGGCTTGCTGCACCAGAACGTGGACGGCATGCCGTCGTGCAGCCTCTCCGGGCCGCTCACGGCCATCTCCGTCTCCACCTTGTTGCCGAACGGGTCGGAGAACACGGCGGGCGCGAAGTCCTCTGCGTCCATCACGTCGTAATGGAGCGACAGACCGGCCATGTCTATGGAGAACGGGAAGTCGTCGGCCTTCAGAGCGCCGTCCGGCAGCGTCTTGTAGTAGGGCGCTTCGAGGCGCGTGAAGACGAGGCGGAAGCCGTAGGCCGTCGCGAGGTTGAAGCGGAACGTAACCGTCGCCATGTCGCCCGTCACCGAAGCGCCGCCCCACGAGCGCGAGGTGTAGGACAGCGGCGTGCCAAGCTCGTTGGTGAGCTGAAGCCACGTTCCGGCCTCCTCGTCCACGAGGACGTACGGGACGATCTCCACGGGCTTCTTCGACACCTCGAACTCCAAGCGGTTCACCGGCACGCCCTTCTGAAGGCGAACCTCGAACCACTCGTGCGGCCTGTCCGCCGGATAGGCCTCGTCGCTCGACCAGATGCGCGAGCTGCGCGCGTCCTCGCTGAACTGGCGCTGCACGACGGGGATGTACTCGACGGGGTACGACCAGTCCACCATGCCGTCGGAGCCGTAGTACGAAGCGCTGTAAAGGCGGCTCGCAACGTCGGACACGGCGTTCGCCGCCTTCTGCAAGTCCGTCCGCTCCGACGTGCCGAGCGACCTGAACGCCGCCGCATGGCGCACGTCGTACGCCCCTATGTGCTCCGTCGATGCCGTCGCGTCCTCGATGGTGTAGGTGAAGTCGAACGTCTCCTCCTGATGGTTCACGAGGGCCTGCGTGGGGGCCTCGCGCCGCTCGTTGGGGGAGACCCACAGGTTCAGGTCGTCGTCAACGTCGTACTCCCAGTCGGGCCGCCCCGTGACGTAGCGCTTGATCTGCCACAGGGAGCTTGACGCGAAGACATCTGCCACGGGCACGTCGGAATCGGGCCTCGTCTCCAAGATGAGGCTGTTGAAGAACTCGTCGCGCTGCACGACGGTTATGACCGCATCCTGCGGCCTTATCCTCTTCGTTACCTTGTTGATGTTGTAGCGCTCCGCCTCGGTCACCTCGTCGGCATCGACGACCACAACGTACTCGTTGTAGTCGGCCTGCGGGTACACGCCGGGCCGAAGGCTCGCCTGATCGCCGTCGTCCACGTTGACGCTCTCGTAGAACTTCCACGCTTCGAGAACCTTGCACGGCTTTCCGCACGCCGCCTCCGATGCGAGGCGTATGCCGAAGGCGGTGCCGCCGTACTGGAAGGCCGTCACGTACTTGTGGATGCGCGCGCGGTACTTGGCATCCTTCGCGTCGGCCTCGTCCTCCTGCTCCTTCGTGACGAGGCGCGTGCGCGGGTCGAACGCGTACGATTCGCTTTCCAGCCGCCTGAAGCCGAGGACGCGACCGTAGAACTCGTCGAGGTCGTTGTAGTGGGTCTCGTCGAGGCTCGTCTGCAAGCGCTTCAGCATGAGGTGGTTGCGCGCGGCCTCGACACCAGCGCCGCCGCAGAGAGCGTCGAGCAGGCGCACCATGTGCGACGAGCGCTTCTTGCTGTAGACCTCCTCCGGGAGGCCGGAAAGGTACTCCGCCCTGTTCGTCGGGCGCAGCTTGTTCACGCCGCCCATGCTACATCCACCCCTGCTGCGTGCGGCTGTAGAAATGGACGTACTGGACGTAGAAGCATTCGTTGCCCTTCTGCCTGAAGTCGGTCGTGTACTGCGCCTTCTGCGTCTTCCCGTCGCGTTCGTACTCCACGATGCCGTACGCGCCGAAGGTGCCGGAGCCGTCGGCCACCTTACGGCCTGCGTCGAAACCCTCACGTTATCGACACCGGCGACGTTGGCCGCCACCGTCTCGATGTCGGAGAACTGGATTGTCTGGCCGAACGGAAGCGAGTTGGCCCAGTCTATCACGGCCTTCTCCACCGATGCCTTTATCGCGTCCCGCGTGTACACGCTGAACATGAGCGTGAGGTGAACGCCGTACCTGCGTCGGCGCACCTCGTGAACCAGCGTGTTGGCCGTGACCACGCTCTGCTTCCCCACGAGCTTCTGCACCTCGGAGGGCACCGTGTTGTAGACGAACGGGATGTTCAGCGGTGTCTCGTTGGTCAAGCTGATGTTCGTGCCAGCCGGAACGAAACTGTTCTTATCGCCGCTGTAGGTGCCCATAAGCTCCACAGCGTCCATGGCGCGCGAGCTGCCGTCTCGGTTCGCGTAGCCGGAATCGTACAGCATGCGGAACTGCTTGCCTTCTTGCAGGATGATGTCCGCGCCGACGTTTATCATGCCGTTGTAAGAGCGCATGACGGGCTGGTAGGACAGGGGTATGTACAGATTGTTCTCGGTCGGCATCGTCCCGTCGTCGTGCCGCCAGTTCCCACGGTTCTGCGCCGTGACGAGCTTGTTGAAGTCGATGAACTGAAGGTCGGCGACCGTCTGCCCGCTCTCGCCGTCCACGAACACCTCGACCGTCTTGATGCCGCCACGGTTCAGGTTGGACAGGTAGTCGTACTCGATGGTGATGAAGTCGCCGATGCTCGCCGCCTTGTAGACGTAGGACACCAGAACGGTCTGGCCCACGTAGTCGGCGGGGAACGAGGACGTTATCGTGATCTGGTTCCCGGACACCGTGAAGCCCGTCGTGATCGGCGTAACGCCGTCGTTCGACGTGATGCCGGACACGCGCAGGACGTTGGGCTGCGAAAGCGAGTAGGAGTTGCCCCGCATGACGGGGCCGATAAGCTCGGTCGTCGCCACGTCGTGGAAGGTTATCACGGCGTTCTCCGCGTCAACGTCGTACTCGCCGCGAGAGTACAGCTTGTCGGTGTCCGCGTTGCGCACCCAGAAGCGGTTCTGCACATCGAGCATTTCGGCAACCTCGTCGATTGAGTACGTCGCCGTGTAGTTGCTCTGGACTGCCACCGTCTCCGTCCACGTGCTCTCCTGCCCGATGACCGATGCGCGGCTGTCGGCGGCATGCGCGAGCGCGAGGCCCAAGTACTGGTCTACGGTGCCGAACTCGCCACGGAATATCGTGTTCACGATTCGGGTGCGGAACTCCGCGTCCGTCTCCAAGTCGCGCCCGCCGGTCATGGGGAGGTCGTTCGTCACGCCGAAGTAGCCGGTGTAGCTCACGGAGTACGTGACGGTGTTGGCCGCGACGTTCGCCGCGCTGCCAGCGACGGTGGCGACCACGGGTATCTCCGCCTTGGTGACCCCCTTCGCCATCTCCTGATAGCTCGTCGTCTGGAAGTACACGGCGGCCTGCGTCGCGGTCGCGGGCTTGTAGAACTGCGCGCCGTAGGCTATCGCCTGCACGCTGTCGGCGTTGTCGCGCGTGATGGAGATTGTGCCGCTCGCCGCCTGCGCCTGCTGGCGCGCGAAGCCGAACATCGCGCCGAAAGCGTCAAGCTCGGAGCCGCTGTAGGAATCGACCGACCACAGGGTGGTCGTTGTGTTCTCGTCAACCACGAGGCTCGCGAGCTGCGATGCCACGGCGGTGATGATCTTGCGCGTCGGAGTGCCGAGCGTCGTGCTCAACGTGGGGTCTACCGTCGCGAGCTGGTTTATGATGCTGGCCTCGAATTGCGCCTGCGTTTGTGCTGCCATGCCTTCTCCTTAGAGCGTCTGCGCGACGGAGACCTGCGTGGCCGCCGCCGTGCTCACGATGACGAGGACGTTCACGTTCGTGCCGGTCGCGCTGACCGTTATGCTGTTGAGGGTGGAAACTATGTCGTCGTCCGTCCAGACCTGTAGGAACTCGTTGTCCGAGAGGCGCTGCTTGTCCCTTGCGATCTGCTCGTTCTGGGCCGCTATGTAGTTCGTCACGACGCGGTTGACCTCCGAGCGGATGGCCGTCAGGTTGTCGTCGAACGCGGGTGCCCCTATGTAGTTCCAGAGGTCGGAGCCGAACTTGGGGTAGACGGCATCCGTGCCGATAGGTTCGAGCAGCCAAAGCGCCATCTCCTGCTGGATGCGCGCGGCCCCCTCGACCATCACGGGCTTGCCGTCCCCTCCTATGACTATATCGCCATCCGCGACCTTGATACACTTCATGCGGTCGTCTCCTTACCCTAGTCGTCTTACGGACATTCTAGCAGCAAGGGCGGTCGGCGGCGACGGCCTTACGCGTCGCGGGAAACGGAGAACACGAACAGCTCGCTCGCAAGCTCGGTGAGCATGCTTTCCGCGAGAACGTCTATCCCCATGTACACGTGCCTGTCGCGGACGAGGACGGGTGCGTTCACGACCACATTGACAATGTTTTCAGCGCTCTGCACCTGATCGTAGCCCGTCGCCCTCCCCTTTCCCATGACGGTGAGCAGCCCGGTTGCCCCAAGCCCTATGTAGAACGAGCGGTCGTAGTCCGAAACCAAGCCGCCGTCGAGCGTGACCGAGTAGATGTACTCGCGGATGTTCGCTGCGCTCTCGCCGAACAGGCCGACGAACGGGTACGGGCGCATCTCCACGGTGTCGTCCACGTAGTATCCGCACCGACCGACGAGGCAGACGTACTTCCCGCCGCTCTCGATTATTTTATCGACAACCGCAATCGCGTCGGCCTCCATGTTCGACACCATGAACAGGCATGTGGCGGCGTTCCGGCTGTACTTGTCCTCATGCTTCAGATCGTCATCGAAGAGAACCCTCATGCGGTTGCTCGTCTTGTCGATCATGAGCGATGCCATGGAGTACCACGCCTCCATGTACGACACGTTGGCCTCGGTCTGCCAGTTCGCCGCCTGAAGCGAGCGCATGGACAGCGCCATGCCGTTGTAATCGGAGGCGTTGCGCTCCGATATGCGGTACTTGTCCATCGCGGCCCACAGCTCGATCACCTTCTCGTCCGATAGAAGGCGGTAGTCGGAGTAGTCGCCCACGACGACCTGCGAGGCGTTGTACTTCGCGAGCACGGAGAACATTCCGTCGGGCTGCGTTATGTCGGGCACGTCGAGCACGAATACCGGCTTGCACGCCTCCCCGATGCGGCAGCACACGGCGGTCAACGCCTCGAAGCTGCGAAGCTCGCTCTGCTCGTCGGTGCTCTTCTGGTACTTCATGGGCATGCCCGCATAGGCCCAGCCGTACGTGCCGAAGTCGGACGCTATGCCGCTCCTCGCATACCCGGCACCGTCGGAATCGACTAGGCAGTAGGCGTAGTCGGGAACTATTGCCGTGAGGGCCGTCTGCCCTATCTTGGACTTGATCGAGACGCACAGCGCGCGCTGCTCCTCCGCGAGGAACGAGCGCCACAGCAGGTAGTCGTCGTCCACCCCGTTGATGACGTAGCGGTCGCTGGGCATGACGCGGTTCCGCTCGTAGAAGTTCCTGTCAGCCGTCGCGTTGCGGTCGTATCGCAGACCGGCAAGCCCGATGCCGTCGAGGCAGTACCCGTACACGTCGGTTCCGTGCATCGTGCGCAGCTCGTCGATGAGGGCGGTGAGCGCGTCCTTCGCCCCGGACGGCGAAAACATGCGCGAGTACTCGCCCGTGCTCGACCTCTGCTGGTACGGATGGAAGTCGGGGTTCGTCGTGTCGCTCCACAACTCTGACGACACGGCGCACGTCACGGCCACGTTGCGGTGCCTGAAACGGTCGAGCAGCTGCTTCAGAACCGGGTTCTTGCCCAGCCCGTAATCGGCGGCGACCTCGCTGTCCCAGTAAACCATGCCGTCCTTTGCGACGGTCAGAAGCACCTCGTCGAAGCCTGCGGACGCTATGTCCTCGACCACGACCCGCTCCTTGCCCACGCAGTCCGCCGCGTTCAGGCGGATGGCGTACCGCATCACGTTCGTCTCGCCGTTGGTGACGCGGTTCCACAGCTTCCACTTGTTCGAGGCGATGCGCTGGATGAGCCACACTTCGTTGACCTTCGGCGGCTGGTCGAAGCCCGACAGGTCGAACGATATGGTGAGCTTGCCGGTCTGCGTCATGCATGTTATTCCGTCGCTGCCAACGTTGGTTATCATCGCGGGCAGCATCTCGTTCTTGTTCATGTTCCTCTGCATGTCACTTCTCCCACGAGACCATGCCGGGGAACCGAGTGTCGCCCTTCTCGCACTGCGGGCACACGAGCGTCACGCTCGTGCTGTACTGGCCCGCGTTCGGGCCTCCGCTGTGCTGCACGTTGGTGACGTACCCGGAAAGCCCCAAGCTCTTCACCTTCACGCGCATGCCGGGCCAGATGTTCGGCATCCACGTTATCTGCAAGCTCATCTGGTACTGGTTGGCCCAGTTTCGCATGAACTCGTACAGCGCGTAAAGGAACGGGAGGATGTACTGCGGGTTCGCGTCCGTCCCTCCGCTCGTCCCGCTGTCGTTCGGCTTCTCGATGACGTGCTGAAGCTGCTTCTTGGCGGGCCTCGCCCCGTAGCGGCGG